ATGTCCAGGAACTTTCCATTCGCCTTGAACAGAAAATAGCTCAGGATAGGGCGAATGCTCTGCAAGAGCGAATGTGGAAACTAGAGGACAAATGGGGGTTGGTTGAGGAAATGCCTCCAGAGATAAAAGATGAGTACAGACAACTTGAAAGAGAATGGAGACAAATAATCGAAAACTTGAGGGAGCTTAAATGAAACGCCTATCAATCATTCTCCTCACCGCCTTCCTCTGCCTCATGCCGATATGGGGGTGGGCAGCGACATATTATGTCGATTCTGCGTCTGGTAGCGATTCCAACAACGGTCTATCGGAAGAGACAGCATTTAAAACACTGGCCAAAACTTCCTCGCTTACCTTAAATGCTGGCGATTCCATTCTGCTTAAATATGGTTCTGAATTTAGAGAAGCTTTGTATGATAATGGCAGTGGCATATCTGAGGAAAGCAGGATAACTTGGGGAGCTTACGGCACCCCAGCCGATGGCCTTCCGATCATAAATGCGGCCCAACTTCTGGACGATTCGGCTATGTGGTCGGACCAAGGCGGAAATGTCTGGAAAGCGGCTTACTCCTATGGATCTGATAATGTACTAAATGGCGGATTTGAAAACTGGACAGGCGGTTTGCCCGATAATTGGAATGATCCCGGCGCAGATATTACCGTAGAAGATGAGGTCGTAGATGTCCAAGCTGGCTTGCATTCGGTTAAATTGACTGCCAATGGAGATAGCAAATGTTTTACTCAGGGCATTAGTGGTCTTTCGACTGAAACATATTATGTTGTCGAAGCGTATTTTAAAACTGCTGTAGGAGCTAGGGTCAGATTATATATTGCTGGAACAGGGTTCGCAAAGGTTGGAAGCTATGCAGAATACGCAGATTGGACAAAAACCTCCTTAGTTTTCAGGACAACTTATGCAACGACAGCTAATCTCTGGCTATGGATAGAAACAAGTGGTGATATTGTCTATGCTGATTCAGTAACAATAAAAAACACCAATGGATGTAGGATAGAGCCAACCCGTTTGTTCCTTGACCGAGCGGGACAAAAACAGGCGGCGAACGCTGGAGCTGTTGATGCGACGTCATGCTGGTACTTTGATGATAGCACACACGATCTTTACGTATATTCCCCGAGCGGTAATCCTGCTACTTCCTATACATCCCCTGGCGTTGAAATACTGAGTTATGATGACTCTGCCATCATTCTTCAAGACTACATAACTTTTCAAAACATCCGTGTGATCGGCGGAGCCAATTACCAGTACACGCTTAGCGGCCATGACTACAATATAGTTGAAAACTGCATCTTTGAGTATGCCGGTTTGAACGGTATATACCACCTGACTTATAGTGACAGCACCAAGGCTGAATATAATATCATACGAAATAATACCGTAGATAGAAAGTGGACGACAACAGAGAATCCAGCTTCCGGTGAGCCACATGGTGATGGCATAATTTTTTGTAATTCTGCCGAGAATAACACGATTTCCGGAAATACGATAGTAGATTTCGGCCATGACCATATCGGTTTGTATGGAACCAACGCCTCGTGCGCAGGTGTAAATAACAACGTCATCGAATACAATGATATGAGCGCCCCAATTTCCTTATACTGCAAACCATTTTCGGTGGTTGGATATGAAAATAAAGCTACCGGAAATATCGTCAGATATAATTACATGCATGACTATTCTGGTCCAGCTCAAATGGCTTCTAATGGCAATTATATTTACTATAATATTTTTGACACGACTCGAAGCGTCAACGGCGATAACTTCGGACCAGCTCTATGCATTTATGCTGTAGAAAATTACAGGGCAAAAAATCTCTATATCTATGGCAACTGCTTCTATAACGCTTATGATGCGGGAATTGAATTCGATGCTTGGAGTTACCCAATCGACGCTATCACTGTTAAAAATAATATTTTCCTGGAAAATGATACGAGCGGGGCTGGCCTTGGTTTCTATATGAATGAGGATGGCGCGGAAATAACCAATACCACTTTTCAGAACAACTGTCTATATGACTCCGGAACTGAGGACAGGATAAGCGATGACGGCACTCTTTATACAGTCGAGGAGGCAAACGAGTTGCTAGATGGTTTTAGCTCAAATATTTCCGGTAATCCCCTCTTCACCAATCCCGTTGGTGGAGATTTTACGTTGCAAGCCGGTTCGCCGTGCATAGATGCAGGGACGAATACAGGTTATCCTAATGCTATTGGCCAAGGTTCTGCTTGGCCCTCAAACGTCATAATTGAAAGTCAATACGGTGACGGCCTTTATGACATAGGAGCAATCAGATTTCCGAAGTGGGGACCTTTGTTATAGAATAAAAGAAATCAACTTTTTCCTGCCTCTTTTAAAGCGCAGGGAAGGACTCGGCAGCGCTTGAAAGCCTCGTTGAGAAAACGGGGCTTTTTTATAGGCATTACAAGGAAGGAGAAAAGCTTATGTTTACCGAGCATCCGAATTACGGAACTATTCAGACCTTTGCAGAAAGCATGATTCTCACTATCAGGAATAAACAAGCCGAGTTTTTCACGAAGTACAAACGATATTTCCAGGGACTAAGAACGCCAGCGGTGGGAACCCTTGATGGCAGTACACTAGCCGACATCCAATATGGTCTTAAGCCCGATGACCAGGCGTACAGTTGGAATGACTTCGATTCGGCAACCTTCAAAAGGGATGTCAAATTTCCAATACACGTTTCCGTTGGGGGCTATACAGGTCCCAGTGGACCTGGCTGGATTTTGCAATTTGAGCTATGGAGGGAAAAACTTGGCCCCGATGGATATGGACACGAGGGCAACCACTGGGTCTACCAGCATCATGAAGGACCTGAAAAGCGGGTAGGCATTTGGGACGAATGGTTCATTATCGAGGAAGAGGAAGTCTAAACCGTGGCGAATAAGTTCTCAGGCGATGCAAATTGTGTAGCTCTCTACACGTTCGAAAATGATTGGCCTACCTCGGGTGTTCTTGATGATGAAAAGGGCAGCAATGATATGACTGACAACAATACTGTCACGAGAAGCGAAGATGAGAAAGAGGGTACTTATTCAGCAGATTGTGAATATAATAATAGCGAATATTTCAGTATTGCCGATGCCAATTTAGATTCTGGTTTTCCTGGGAAAAGTGGAGAAGCCAATCCTGATTTTTCAGTGTGCTTCTGGATTAAGGCAGAAAGCTCCATCCAGTCCCAATACATAGTTGCAAAATATGATGTCGGCGGAAAACGGGTATGGGGTATTAGGATGACGAGTGGAAATTTAATCGAAGTTTTAATTGGATACGATAATGGCGATAGGTACGTTTCCTCTGAACACGCAGGCGTATGTGTTGATGGCCAATGGTATCACGTTGGTATAATTTATGATAATGATGGGGGCGGCGATGGCAAGGGAAATGTTAAAACTAGGATATGGGATGATAACGCCGGAGCCATTCTTCAAAGCGGTGGTTTGGATACTGATAGCGATGATCTGGGGCAGCAAATGAGTATTGAAAATGCAGCTTTTTGTATAGGGGCCGCATTAAGTAGTGGTTCATATTTTTATGGGTTTGATGGGATTATTGATGAAGTCGTAATTTTTAAGGATCTTCTAACGACTGACGAGATAGATCAGATAAGGCAAGGTATTTACGGTGTAGGCGAGGCTTATGAGGCTGAGGTATCTGATGGCCTGAGTATGGGAGAAATTCTGCTGAGACAAGCGGCATTCCAAGGTCAACTTAGTGATGGCCTCACAGGGAGCGATGTTCCCGCCAAGGTCGCTGCACTTCAAGGTATACTTAGTGACGGCCTTTCAACAGGGGATGTTCCATCGAGAATAGCTGCGCTGCTTGCCAATATCCTTGATGGGGCAACTATGGGAGATGCCCCGCACTACGCTAATGTTTTTGAAGTCGAGGTTCTGGACGGGCTGAATTTAGGAGATACCCTTGGCACGCTAATGGCCTTTCTCGCTGCTATTTCAGACGGATTCAAGACGGGCGATATTACGTATTGGTTCACGGCGACAGGCGAACTCTCCATTACACTCTCTGCCAGAGGAGCCAAAATAGAATTTAGAGTCAAGGTTCCAGGTATTGATTTTACAGCAAGGAAGCCAGGAATAAACTTTCAATAGTATTGGAGGACGTCGATGAAAAATTGGGCTATAGGCAAAATGCTTCAAATCTTCGGGCTGCGGGCAGGCGCCCTGTTCGGGGGCCGCTTTCACATAACATGCCGAGATAAATACGGCAACATTAAATGGACCGAAATAGCCAGAAACCTAGTGGTCAACGAAGGCTTGAATGCTCTTCTCAATATCATGTTTCATGCCTCCACGCAGATCACTACCTGGTATGTTGCCATTTTTGAAAGCGATACTACGCCCTTGGCTACACATACATACGCCAGCCCGGGCTATACCGAGTGCACCGCTTACGATGAAGGAACAAGGCCTGAATATGTTGAAGCCGCTGCTTCTGGTCAGTCTATTACCAATAGCGCAAATAAAGCCGTCTTTACATTCAATGCTACGAAGACCATCTATGGGGCAGCCCTGGTTGGCGGTGGTAGTGCCCCGAGCACGAAGGGCAACACCGCAGGAGGTGGAACCTTATTCTGCTCCTGTAAGTTCTCCTCATCAAAACCAGTTGAGGACGACGATACCCTGAGCGTAACCTATACGCTTTCAGCTAGCGATGACGGCGCTTAATAGAAGCGCTAACGGAGGGTATAAATGGCGACAGTTCTTCTGACCACGCACGCCGTGGAGGAAGCGACATTCATTGTCACTGCAAGTTTTAAAGACGAAGATGGCAATGCTGCGACCCCTAACGAGGTCAAATGGACCCTGACCGATCAGGATGGTAATGTCATTAATAGCAGGGAAGATGTGGTCGAAACTCCAGGCACTTCCGTTGACATTGTGCTCAAGGGGGACGATTTAGCCTTAAGTGCAGGCGAAACAAAAGGTATTCGCATTCTGACTGTAAATACTAAATACGACTCGGCGCTAGGTAGCGATCTCCCTTTAAAAGCCAGTGCCAAATTCATTGTGGATAACTTAGTGGCGGTGACCTGAAAAATGGATCCCAATAAGACTAATAATACAGTTTGCAAAGCTCATTCCGGTCTAATAGCCCGAATCGAATCCTGTGAGGAGAATGTAAAGGCGCTTCGGAAGAAATGGGACAATAATCAGAAATTGATGCTTGTCATATTAGGCGGTATTATCGCGAACCTGGTCATCCTTTTGATTAAGTGGAGAATCGGGAATTTTTAATCGGGGGGAGGTGACAAAAAGTGTTGCAAATGTTTCTCGACTGGTTGGACGATAAAACTCAGGTCATTATCGCCCTACTAGCACTCGCCATAATCATGCTGTGGAGGATGCCCACCGAAGCGGGTCAATATGTAAATGCTATCATTGGTGCCCTAGCTGGCATGGTTGTAGGTGAGAATCTAGTAAAAAACAATAAGTAGGAAGGACAAATACAATGTCAAGACTAAGAAAAGGATTGCTTCTGGGTCTTTTGCTAAGCCTCATTGCCATGTCTGCACTGGCAGGATGCGCTATGTTCCAGACAACTAAACCCATGACTGCTCAGGAAAAGGCTATTCATTTCATGCATCTGTGGAATGTACAGTACGACGATACAAAGGCCATGGCCCTGATGCCAAATTTGACCGATGCACAGAAGGAAATGGTAAGGAAGAAAAAGGAATTTCTCGCCAAATCCAAGCCATTAATTGCGGCTTATGTGACTATAGTGGACATGGGGCAAACTCCCAGTGCAGAACAGGAGCAGGAAATAACGGCAATCTTGAATCAGATGGTAGCATTAGGAGGTTAGCAGATTATGAGTGCAGAGATGATAGCAGCCGCTGCTGCGGAAGCGGCCAAGGTACTGTTGCAGATTTACCTTGAGAAGGCCAGGCTCGCAGGCATGACGGAGGAGCAGATAAAAGAAGAGTTTGAGGCGGAACGCATTAGGTTTTTCGAGCGCGATGTTGGGGATATTCCAGATTTATAATTCATTTGTCTCTGGAACGCCTGATTTTCCCATGCTTCTCAGCAAAGCCATTCTCAGACCTTTCCCGTAAGGCTGGAGACTTAAATTATGACTGCTTAGTATTGCCTCCAGTTCTCTTAGAGATCGACGTTCGAAATTTTTTAGGCGCAATAAATCTGAGCGTTCTCTTATCACGATCTCTGCTAAACACCGTATCCCAGCATATCGAAGAGCATTAGACAATCGCATGGACATTTTGATTTCGGCTATGTCTTTTAATAGCAATTTTCTCTCCGCACTAAGGGGTAAAAGGACGGAAAGTCCGGGGATTAAGTTTTCGTTCATAACCGAGTCCTCCTTTTCTGGCTTAGGAGGCAGGCATGCCCAATGCGTAATCTTTTTGGTGATGTTTGCGCCGGAATCTGTGCGCCATTCATTGCCCCACAAATATCCTATTTCTATTCCGCGCAAAGGGGAATAAACAAGAACCCTCATACTGCCCCACGTGCCTGATTCTGGTAGTTCATCTTTTACGCTTAGCCACTTGATTCCTTTATCTTCCACAGAATTTACTCCTGCCTTTCGATCCTCACGTTCTTCTCACGTAAGTGCCTTTTGTGATTCCTTTCAACCAGGTAAATCACTATCGCCGTACTTACAGCCATCCAGAAGACAGATTTAATCTCGCATTCCTCCTTATCCTCGGAATGGGTCCATACCGCCCACTGAGGACCAGTATTACCATGGGCGCAGCCTGTGAGAAAAGCTAAAGTTAGGACTATTGCTATTAGTTTAGCCATAAGGGCAGTTCCCTACTTTTCCGAAGCCTTTCTGAAAAAATCTATAGCCATATCAACAGCTTAATCTATTCTATCTTTCCATCTTTCAGCCATTTCTTTTCCCATTCATGGAGCGCATCTAAGCATTCTTCAATTACCTCTGGAATTTTAGGTACAATTATTTTGCGAATTGATCTTTCTTCATACATGATCGAGGCGAGTATAGCAGCATCCCTCATTTCTGATGGCGTGAAATGGCATTCTTGGATATGGGCTACCATTACGTCCACTAAAGTCTTGAAAGTATTGTCGGTCAAATATCTTTCCCTTGGCATTTTCATTTTTCCGAAGCCCTCCTGAAAATAATATTAGCCATATCAACAATTTACCTCAAAAAATCAGTACTAACACAGACTTGATTAGTGCTTATCCACTGCGGCTTTCAGAACCAATTTACGGAGATGCCCCTATCACTGCGCCTTTTAAAACGTCTATTAGTCGACCTGCACAATTTTTGTGTAATTCTGTGGGATATTCTCCAACTTTATGTATCGTAACTGTCAGATCGTCCTCTTTTATTTTTACACCACATATTTTACAGGTTGGATAAATTTTGTTTTTGCTGGGTTTGCGTAGTCCAGATGTTATCAAAATCTTGCCTATTCGCTTTTCATACATATCTGTTTCCTCCTCATCCTCTCAACCCTCCCCATTAAGGCTTTCAGGATCTTTGTCCGGGGATGGTTCTGGAATTATCGGTTCCCACCAACATTCATAGCCATATAAAAGATTACCATCGTCAAGTGTGATACGAACTATGTCATTGATTTTTTCAGCTAATCCTAATTTCCCGATATGCGGCTTGCTAATTTCAGGAGTATTTGCGGTTAAGCCAGGGAAAACTTCATTGCCGCTCACGTCAACTATTCTGCATCTAGTTGGATATTTCATGTTTTCTTATCCTCTCAATCCTTCCCAAGCTCCTTATTCCCCTTCCCTTATATGCCCTCTCCGTGGTCAAGATGCTGCTGTGGCCTAAGAGAGCACTCACTTCCTCCAACGAACGCCCTTCGTCTATCATGTCCTGTGCGAAAGAATGTCTGCAATGGTGCAGCTTGGCCTGGGGCATTCCGCATTCCCTTGCTGCCTTCTTGAAGGCTTGCCTCATATCATAAGGCCAGATATGGTTTCCCCTGATGCCCGGGAATACCCAGTGCGATTTCCTTTCTTGCCTCCTTCTCAGAAGCATAGCCTTAATCCGTCCAGTCATGGGAAGCCATACTTCGTCTCCACCTTTGGGCATGTCGACAACTTGCTGTCCAGAAAGGGATCTTATGATCCGGATGCGGCCCCTTTCGAAGTCTGTGGCATCCCATTTGAGGGCAACGATTTCTCCCACTCTCATGCCCATTTCCAGGCTAAGAAGGAAAGCATCTTTAAATCGTGCATCAATCCTAGTGTATATGCTTTGCCTATCCTTTAGTTCGATGAAAGGGGTTGGCTTTTTTTGTACCGAAATTGTGGGCAGAAAAAGCTGCCTGTCCATCATGCCTTCCCGCCAGCACCAATTGAGGAAAGCTTGAGCGACACGGCGTATTCTCAAAGCCATAGCAGTATCGCCGTGATTTTCTCTTATCCACCAGAAATCGTGTCTAGTAAGCTCTTTGATGCTTTTTGGCCCTATCGCTGGCAAGATATAACGCCTGAGGACATAGCCTTGCGTCTCGATTGTGGCCGGCCTTTTCCTCTTATGCCCAAGCCATGTCCAGACGAGATTCTTAACAAGGACTTTAGATCTCTCCTTAGGGAACCAGTCCTCCACTTTGAAATTACCCACGAGGATGAGACTGTTAAAGAGCCCGCAAAGCATTTTGGTTATATCGGGGTGCTCGGAAAGCTTTTTATTCCTCCAAGCCGTCAAGGTTCCGTCGAAGCCGTGATGCACAACGCGAATATAACCACGCGGCGTTATCGTGGCGGGCATAGCTATTCCCTCCTTCTGTCGGTGATAGAAGGTAGGAATAGTATTTTGGAGGGAAAGGGTCAACATCAAATCCACTTTTGTGGATTATGAACGGTGACAATCACGTCGTCTGTGAGTATCGGAACGCCTATGCTTTCCAAGTCCTTTTCGACTTCCTGCTTCGGTATATTAAAACGTCTCGCTATGTGCTCTATAAGTCTCGCTTTCTGCTCTTTTGTTATAAGCTTTAGGTCGAGCTCGTAGGCCAATGTGTTCGGATGATTAGGCACGTTTACGCGTATCGGAATGGGCGACTTGATATTGATTTCATCTGTGCCGAATATCTGCTCCCAATCTTGAGCGCGTTCGCTCTTTTTATCTATCCTTGCTGTGAAATCTTTCATTTCACTCCTCTGCAATCAGCAGTTGTTTAGGGATGCCTTCCAATAGTTCCTTCTCGCTGGCATGCGCCGCTGTCCTTCCATCTGACAATAAAAGGTATTCAAAAAAGGCAACCCTTGCGCCTTTCACCGTAGCCTCGATGCACTTAGCTTTGATATCGTGATAAAGCATCGTGGCCGCCTGTATTCGGGCCGCTTTTTCATTTCCTGTTTCCGTGGGAAGTACGGGCCATATGGCCTTAAATTTGGTTCCATGTATCTCAAAGCCCAGGAGATAAGCTGCATTTCCTTCCGCATCCTTCCCAAAACCTTCGGCGAGTATCCTGCCGCCAAGTTTCTCGATTTGATTCTTGGCTTTTTCTATCCAGGTGTCTGGCGAGGTGCGGGAGGTCATCCAATAATTAATTCTTTCGGCATAAGGTAATTTCATATTAGATGCTTCCAAGTTGCCATTCTCAAAATGGCATTAAGGCTTGATCGATCTATGATCGGATAAATCGATTGCAATTCATCCCGAGTGATTCCTAGACTAAAAAGCTGCCTAATTTTTTTGACATCGCTGCTTTTTAATTTGGCCTTATGGTTTCTTTCTCCTGCGGGGCCATTTGTCCGACTTTTTGAAATCATGTCTTGAGTGTTATCTTTTTTTGTGCCCAAAAATAAATGAAAGGGGTTAACGCACTTTCGATTGTCACAAATATGTAAAACACATAATCTAGGCGGAATCGATCCGTTATGAATTTGCCAAGATATTCGATGTGCATACTCTGTGCCGCTTCCTCTTGATCCTTTTGCTAAATTTCCATATCCATTCCTCAATGCACCTCGCCATTCCCAACAGGCATAAGGACTTTTCTTATCTACCTTTAACCAAAATCGATTTACTATACTTTCAGCGTAGGGGAGTTTCATTCCTTTAGATTCTCTGCATCGTATTTGCTCCATGTCGGGCAACCTTTCCGCTCGCGGCAGTTCTTGTTGCACCACTTTACCGTCCGCTTCTCGCCCTTTGCCTCGTTTGGGCAGTTTACGAATATTGCCTTTCCACCCAGGTGATCCTCAATCTCTGCGCCATCGACAAGCTTTAGTATTCTTTCATCTTCGGATTCTTGGACAATGGGACTTCCCGGCGGTGTTCCTGGTATAATCTCATCTCCAGTCTCAATCTTGCCGATCGGATACAGTTCCTTAGGGAATATCCGCTCCCATTTTTGCCTGATCTCATCCTGGTATTCCTGGGCCATGCTAAGAATGGCGCTTTGATGATCCATTACGAACTTTCTGAAACCTGAGCCTTTAAGGTTCCAATAGAGCTTGCGGATGGGATCTTCATTATCCCTTCCTGCCTCTTCCTTCGGCTTATATCCAGGCCATTTCATATAGGATTCGCGAAATCCGTCTATCCCCTGCACCATGGCGGCGATTTTAACTTGGTCTCTTGTCATATCTTCCTGGGTAGCTGCAACCAAGTCCAGAAAGGCATTGACATTTTCTGTGTCCATATCTGCCATTGCTTTGTCGAAATCCTCAATCAGCTTTTCTATATCCGGCAATTCTGGCTCCTTTTCCGGTGTTACAGTTTCACCCAATCTCCCGAGTATATCCGTCTGAGATAATCCAGCTTCCACGCGGTTATCCAATTCCACGGCTCTTTCCATTTCGATAGAACATGGCTGAAGCTTGCTGTGCCTTTTGAGCACCGTTTTAACCCATTGCTGATCTTCCCACTGAATCCAGGGCGTTTCCTGGGCATTTGGATTCTTAGGCTCTCTCTGTGCTTTTTGCCAAGCTTTAGATGTGGCTCGCACCTTGTAGATTTCATGTGCAGGCATAAAAAGAAAGGTTTGGAATCCATCCTCGAAAGTCCATACTGTATACGCTCCTATCATCACACCTGGATCATTTCCCATATAAGGCTTATGAAGAAGGCGATCTTGGGTTCCGTATTCGATATTGAAATCATCCTTTTCATATACTACATGCCCAGTGATTTTTATTCGGCCCGTTCTTCTCGCCAAATCTATTAATCCGCCATACATAGGCTGGAATTGCACTTCTTTTCCGTAAGGCACTAAAGCAGCTTTCCGTAATATAGGTTCGAGACCGAGCTGAGCGCTTTCGATCATGGCGCTGAGCATACTTTCTTTACTGCAATCCAAAAGGGCGGGATTCCTGAGCATGGCTGTGAAAAACACACGCAGGAACCGTGCAGGCGTAAGAAAAGAGGGTAATGCTGCCTTGAGCTGATCCAGAATATAAGGTTGATTGATGTACTTCCTTACCGTATTGATTTTTTCCTGTACTATTAGTTCTTTTGTCATGATTGCCTCCTATCTAAATCTTATGTTTGTTAATTCCAGTAAGCCAATTCCAACTATCGCCCCTAACAATGTGATCAATAGTTCTTTCTGCCACTTTAAATGCTCTAGCAATATTTGCTATAGGCCAGCCTAATCGCCAGAGGCCCAAGATTTCCAGAACTTTAGCTTCAGTCAATTTCACATGTCCACTTTGTGATCCCCGCAGTTTCCGTTTCAATCCCATGCGAAGTGCATGCCTTTGATTTTCACTTGAAGTGACATATTCAAGATTATTTAGTTGATTATTTGCTTTAACGCCGTCTTTATGATTTATCTCATGCTTATCCGGACAAGGTCCTAAAAATGCAAGAGCAACTAATTGATGCACTTTTTTCCCATATTCCTTACCATTTTTTGTGAGACAAATTGTTTGATATCCTTTTTTATCCAATGTAAGCTTATATACATAGCTAGGATAAGTTCCTTGGGCTTTAGTTATCCTTATTATTCTGCCGATATTTGATATGGCATAATCAGGAAATTCTGGAATATATCGCCATCGTTCGGACGTGGCATTAACTTCTTTCATCGGAAGGCAATATCCTCTTTATAAATAATCTTCAAACCGGGTATAGCTGGAATGGTTTTTCCTGTTTTCTCATCCACCTTATCCCGCAATCCCTGTTTAATCTTCTGATTGATGAGAGCGCCATTCTCTTTGGGCAAAAGATACTCTCGGGGCACTTGATTTATATCCAAGAGTTCGTAAGTCCACTTTCCTCTTGCGAAACTCACGCCCACATCGGTTCTTGTCTGCCTTTGCTCTTTAGTATCTTTTGGCAATGCTGGTGTCTCTACTATCGGAGGAGGTTCGATATGAAGTCTTTTGGCTTCTTTTTCGAGGGCTTTCCTTCTCGCCTCGTCCGCTTTCCGCATTGCCTCTTCTTGCTTTCTGCGCTCAAGATCCTGGCGCTGTTTATCTTTTAGGAGTTCATCAGCTAGATAATGCTTCCCTTTCTCTAGCTCGATCTTGATTTTTTTGGCGGAATTAGTTATCTCGGAAACGAATTTCTTTGCCTCCCCCGTGACATTCTCGACCGCAAGGTCTATGTCTTTAACTAGGTTTTTAATCCTGACTCCCATCTCCGAGGCCTGCTCACGAGTTTTCGCATCCGCAACCTTTATACTGAGGGCACCGTCCCTTATTTCGATGGCCTGGAAATAATAGGCATCAATGGCGGCCTTGGCTTGCGGGACTTTGATAAGCATGGCCTCGCCGTTGAAGACAGTAACCTCGGGCACTATTGGTGCTAATGCTTCGTCTTTCTTTCCTGAGCTTATGGCGCTGAAGTCTATATTGACTGATTTAGGCATAAACTCCTCCTACCTTTTATCGTTATAGATTGTTTTCCATATCTTCGATGAAGTTCTCGATCCTGTTCTTCGCATCATCAAAGCCATTATCGGCTAGCTGACCTCTACTATCGCATTCGGGCCAAAATGTCTCCAAGAATGCCATTAACTCGCCTTTGGCTCTTTGCCAGGCCATCTGACGGATCGATGTCAATATCTTATATGCTTCCATGCGTTTTTTAGCTGCTAAACCACCTCACAGCATGCAGCCCACACAAGAATGCCTGAAATGCCTGGGCCTCATCCTTCAACCAATCTACTTTTGGGCTTCCCCCTTTTGGATCGAGTTGCAATGTTCCGGCCTTTCTAATGGGATAGCCATTCTTTACTGCAAGATTCTTATATGCAGCCAAAGCTCCCTGCCAGACCTTGTATTTTGTGATTGGAGTTTTTAAATCTAGGATGACAATTCCCTGGTTCAGCATCTGGCATATCAGATCGAGCTGGCCTGTGTATCCATAGTCATTGTCATAAAGCCTGATTTCGGTTTCGACTACTAAAACGACCATTTCCTTCAGGAATATCTCGAAGCTCTTCACATAGCCCTTGCAATCCTCTGGGATGTGTGGGATCCATATACCTCTTGCCAATCCTTCAAGACAAATCCGATGGACTTGAGTTCCCCTTTCAGCAGCGTATTCCTTCCGGTCAACTGGAATGTTGGTCCAATCTATGAAAGGCTCAAGAATTGTGCTAACTCTTAGATATTCCACCTTTCGGCTCCATCAACAAAATAACTACAATCACCATCAAGGCTGTTATTGCCATGCCTAGACTGAAACCAATTAAAAATATTTCTTCGGGATCCATTGCTCTAAATGTAACCTTTTTCCAATATCTCCTCGATATTGAAATCCTCTGGATTTTCAGCTAAGTCCTCTATTGCTTCCTTGAGGGCATCCTTCATGTTTTTGGCGGTTCCGAAACAGTCAACGTAATCATGGTAAAAAGCTATTCCGACCAAGACGCCCTGCACAAAGTCTTTGTTTCGTTTGCCATACATTCTGCTAAGAAAGCCCATTATTTAATTCTCCTTGCTTCTTGGCAGGCATCCCATCCAGCCTTGAAATCCCTGAAAGATAGATTGAAGCCGCCTTGACGATCCTCGTCCCATTTTAAGCCACTATATTTTTCCCAAGCCTTTATAAACTCTGGAGTATATTTCATTTTTCCTCCCTAGCCGGAAGAGCTCACTCAGGTAAAACAAAGGCTAGCTCCATGATTATTGCATAGCATTCGCAAATATAATTTTTGCCTCCCTGCAGGCACAAAGAAGCCGCCGTAACAATGGGGGGGCTGGTCTATCCATCATATATCTGGACTCGTATCGAACGATTTTTATTCTTACAGCATAATAAGGAACCCTTGGAGGCCTATCGGATAGGATAATGTACTCACCTATGCGTTGCTCTTTTATATCTTTACTGGTGATTGATATGTATTTAAGATAGTTCCTTTTCATCGTTTTTTCTCCAAGCCGGAAGAGCACCACACGGGGAAAGGAGTTAAACCCGCCCATGCCTCACGGCAATGGGACTCTTCCGGCTGATCTTAGCGTTTATCTTGTATTTCGTTAAACGGATTTACGATTGGATTTGTAACTGCACCATTATTGCGAATATCAGCCCATGACCACGCTTCCGCACCTTCTACATGCAGAAGAAAGCGTATTTCCCCTTTCGGCAATTCAGGGTGTTCAGTCTCGCGCAATATCTGTTGGACCTTATCTGCTATCTCGCGCTTTTGGCGTATTGAAAACATATTGGTCCTCCTTATTTTATCTTCCCCGCCCTTCAGGCTTATTGACCCTCTTCCACGCTTGTAATCTGGCCTGTCCGCTCTATGCGGAGGGCGGGGAAAGATTTGATGGGCTGCGCCAGGATTCGAACCTAATTTGTCGGCATCGGCCTGGCTTTACAGTTTCTCTATCTGCGACTTGCATCGGTACTGTCCACCTACTTAAAGGCGACCACGAAGGGTGAAGTAGCCGACTTGACGCTGCTCAGCGTTTTCCCAGAACGCCACGCAGCCCATTTGATGCCACAAGGAGGCCGTTTCTTTGGTCCGTCTTTGCCGTAGCAACAACGGAGAGGTAATTTCCCTTGTGTTGCCCTCACAGGATCATCGTCGTGCGTCTCTTTGCGCTTGACTCCCCCACGGCTATAGGCATTTTCTGCCAGCGGTTTTAACCCGAACTCGGTGTGCGGGTGCCATTAACCGAGAATTTGGCCGCCGCTGGCAAAGGGCGCCTATTCACGACATCGACCTCGGAACCTGTCCGTGCTCTTGCAATCTGAGCTACTTGCCAGCATAATTTCAAAGAACAATCGCTCCAGTTGCTCGGCTATTTAGAGCTAGTCCCTTGCCATCAGCTCATATGTGGCATGGCCAATGAGACTTATCAATGGCACTCTGGGATTCTTGCCCGCCAGGTTCATCTGGTTGCTGCGCTCCTAAATCAGGCAACGATTTCGCTAACTTTGTAAGTATCTCTATGAGCTTACCATTTATGACGTTATGCTGTGCCAGGATTTCCTCCTGAAGCTGGTCGCGCCGATATTGAATGTCCCACTTTCTCAGATTATCGGTGTCAATAAGCAAGGAATAGGCGATGAAAATGGTAACGATGAATACCCAAAGGAGTTTCAGTATGTTCCACCATGTTATTGTGATGATTGTGTCTTCTCTTTCCATTCTCTTCCTCGCTCCTCTTCTTGGCGGAGGATTTCGATTAAGACAGGAGTTGGCACGTCAACCGGGATTTGTCTGGTTTCGACTAGTTTATCGTCTTCGTAGATTTCGACAGTGAGATAGCTGCTCATTATGGTGCCCCGTCACTGTATTCAAATTGACTGCCACAAACCGGACAAACGCACTTTATTAAGAATCCCACTCCGGGGCCGAAGTCAGTCACAGTCTTTTGCGATTCCACAATTTCACAATAACCGGTTCTAAGTCCCTGCTCGCGGATAGCATTCCAACCGCATTTAGGGCATTCATAATCAAATATAGGCTCATTGCGTTCTCTACAAATATCGATGTATCGCTTCTTCTTAGACATTTCAGTTTTTCTCCTTTAAGCGTCCAGCCAGCAAGCCTAAAGCGGCATTGTCCAGAACTTGCTCGCCCTTCCTGAATTTTCTCGGCTCTTTGCGACGGGGATAGAAAAAGTAAAAGCAGGCAAAACCGAAGCCTATCAGTACGATTTCGAGCATGTTGTCTCCCTTAGTCCCACAGTTTAAACAGCGCCCACAAGATCAAGGCCCAAAGGCCTAGACTGATTGCCATAGCGATGACAACGCCTTTCATGTTCATTTTTCATCCTTTAGTTGTGCGATTAAATGCTCAATAGCCACGTTCCTGCAAGCAGCTTCCTTTAAGGCTCGGATCCCTTTCGCCTTTCCGAAATTGCGATGAGATTCAGCAAGGAGTTCAAACCTTTTTCGGCTGATGAGGTAATATTGGCCTGACCAGCCAAGGTTGCGGAGGAGATTTATCTTCATCATAGGAATATCCATCCCATTAGGGGCCAGAAAGCTAAGGATATAGCCGAGGCTATTAGGAGGCCCTTAAAGAAGTTTCTAGTCTCTTCGATGGTTTTCATTTGCGTTCCTTCCGCATCCTTTCTCGGACATCCTTTAGCCTCAATTTAAGGCAATCAAAGCATATCCGCCGAGGCAGTACCAATGCGTCCCATTGACGGCACGCTTTACAGTAGCCTAAACCGATACACTGTCTGAATTGCCTTTCTACGTAGCCGAGGTCGGATTTGGGCATTTTCATGTTTTTGTTTCCTTCTTAGGCCACACCTCCCGCAGGGTAGCTAAAGGGCGCTCTTTCTTCTTGCGTTTGCCCTTGCAAACCATAGTGCGGGGGGGCCTGAACTTAGGGTTGTTTTTGTCTGGTGGTTTCATCCAATAGTTCTCCAGAAGGCTTGCGGATTTCAAAATTCAGTTGAGGGAACAGTTCCCGAAATAATTGATATTTGTGCTTGTTTTGCCCATAAGCTTGCCTTGTCCGGGAGACTTCGACGAAGACGTTTCTTTCCGCATCATAGAAGTCAGGGGTATACTTCAGACCATCGAGGTAAAAGTTAGCGGGTTGGGGGATCCAATTTTTGTGATTGAAATAATTCTTAATGAACTCCAGTTCCCCTAGTTGTTCGTACTGATTGATGATTTGACGAGAAGTAAGTGAATTTAAACCTTTGGTCCTAAAATGTTTTTTTACATGCCTAATGTCAGACATACGAATGAGTTTTCCTTCGCGATACAGCTTGTTATAACACGGACGACACAATTTCCTTGTCCTTATCCAGACGGGCCGTTCGGCACAGTAGATACAGATTTCGGAATTTTTGGACTGTTCTTGCTTTGTCATTTTAAGGTTTATTATGCATATTTGAATAATAAACACAACAAAAAAATGAATGGAGTTTCAAGAGCAGCTCTAACTATTCGATTTTATTGAAATGTTTTTTTTAAAGGTAGGGAATTCCGAGATAACGATAAAGCTTTTGCAGCTTTTTATATCCCATATCGGTTTTGCCATTTAGAAATCTCCAGAGAGTGGATTGATTTAAGCCAGCATCTTTAGCCAATCTTGTAGTATTTATGCCCACTTGCGAGATTTTGCCAGAATGATCAGCATAGCCCATTTCTTTGGCTTTGGCAATAATGGCCTGCTTAGTGCTTTCAGGAATCATTTCCTCTTGACATTTTTAATCAAATATGCATAATCCGATTCATGTATCTAAAAAATTTCCTTGAAACCCAGAATCTTAGCGGCCTGGCATTCGCCAAAAAACATAATCTCAGTCAATCTACTATCTCCCGAGCTGTAAACGGGAAAGCGGTATCCGCAAGTAATGCGTTCAAAATAGAAAAGGCCACTAGCGGCTTGGTAAGTCTAACTGAGCTTTTATGTCCACAACAAAAAACGGCTCCCGGCCTCGATTAGGAGTCGTTTTAGGAGGAGGGGAGCGCCGACACGCTCCCCTTTCAATGTGAGATTAGTTATTCAGGTTCGATGACCCATGGGTTAAACACAGTGCCCGAATCGAGGAACCCGTCATTTGGATGCAAGTCCGGGTACAGGGGCTTAATTGTGCCTTTTGTATTACCTAAGAAATCCCTGATTACATATGGATTTTGCCACGTGCCTTTATCCAGAAAGCCATCATTCGGCACAAGGTCCGGATACATGGGCTCAACAGTCCACTTATCCTGCCCATATGCCAGACCCACGGATAAAAGCAGAGCGATAAGTATTAGAGCTACTTTTCTCATGGAGACCTCCTATGCCTAGAAATTTAGATAAAGAGCAATTTTCTATCTCCCTTGATCCTCGACTCGTCAGGATGATTGATGCTCTCGCCCGAGAACGCTTCACAAGCCGAAGCCAAGTGGTTTCCGACGCTATCCGCAAATACATTCTCCAGGATATTACTGATAAACAGGACACTCCCGAATTCTGGGATAAGTATTACACAGAGACCTTTGAGGAGTCAAAACAATAAAAAACAAAAATTAATTTAATAAAGTAAAGTCCGTCTATATCAATGACATTGCCTCTCCCCGCACAACATATCATAAACAGCCAACTCAATAGCCTCGACTACTTCTACTGCCCCCGCATCAAAGCCACTATCCGGAAATCCTATTGCATCTGGAGGCGGAGCAGCCTCAATCACTATGGACCTCGAAGCCCAATGTCTGACGATGCCAAAATAGAGCACTGGGAATGCATGGAATGCAACAAGGAGATGCAAGCCTTCATCTCCAAGGCAGGCCATCGGGGAAGGCATTCGAGAATCAAGCGCCATTATGCCTTTCTCAAGCTGCTTACCAGGCCTATCACGTTTAAGGAACTGCAAGCGAGCGTAACCATCAATAAGTGGGATATCTTTGAGATGTTGAAGACGATAGGCGAGGTATTTCCTCTGGAAAGGACAGGATGGAGGCCGAGGATATACTATGTGAGGGGAGTGGAATTGTAGAGATGAACCGAATTTTAAAGCTAGGCTCGATCAAACATAAGCCAGTATTCGGTATTGTCCGCATTGCCTTGTATGTGTGGAATCCTTTTGAAAATTGGTTCGGGTTCAAAAGAACGGGAAGGCTTGTTTTTATGCGAATTCCAGGAATCAGGATTGTGTGGGTAACGGGAGAGGCAAACCCATGAGCAAGGGCGGCAAATCCCCCAAACGTAAAGGCGACAACTTTGAAAGGGAAGTCGTCAACATCGCAAGGGCTTACGGCCACGAAGCCGGGCGCACTCCTATGAGCCGCAAGCCTGACGTTCGGATAGACAACGAAAAGGTATCATGCAAAAGACGCAGAAGGGCATTTGGCTGGATGTATCACGAATTGAGCGAACACCGTTATATTCTTTGTCGGGACGATCAAAAACCAATTTTAAAGATAGCTGTATGGAAGCCTTGACGAAAAAGTGCTCAAAGTGCCAAAAGCTAAAATCTCTTAACTGCTTTTCTAAAAAAGGAAAGAGGAAAAGTGGAAAAGTTGTATATCAGTGTTGGTGTAAAGCCTGCATGAAACTTTATTATGAAACTTATAAGCAGATCAATGCTAAGAAGATCAAAGAAGCTAAAAAGCGCTACAGATCGGACAATCTTGAGAGAGTTAGAGAAATAGAACGTGAATCAAAGAGAAAATATAGAAAAAAGGTCAATGAATACCTTAAAGCTTACAATAAAAAAAGAAGAAGCAACGATTCAATGTTCAGGTTGAGCGTCTGCATAAGTAGAAGAATGCATGAAACGCTCGCAAACAGTAAAGGCAAGTCAAAGTATTTTGATCTATTGGGATATAGTTTACAAGATTTAAAGAAACATCTAGAAAAACATTTTAAACTTGGAATGACATGGAGCAATTATGGCAAATGGGAGCTTGATCATATTGTTCCGATCTCTGCTTTTAATTACAAGTCAACCTCTGATTTAGATTTCAGAAAATGCTGGTCACTTTCAAATTTACAACCACTTTGGAAATCAGAAAATAGACATAAGAGCAACAAATTGAGCAGAGCATTTCAACCATCTTTGGCATTTTGATGTGATGCCGTGATGACAACAAGCCGATACTAGAGATAAAGGTGTGGACTCCATAAGTGTATAGATTCACTAAAGCATAAAGCAAGGTTTCTGGCGCATCTAGTGATGAACATACGAAAGCGCTTCAACGAGACGAAGATGCGGATCTCCAGGCTCTCATGCTCTGGTCCGGCCTTTGGTATTTGACTTTGGACGCGAGGAGTCCCCAATCAGAAATAAAGCTGGACCAAAGCGCAGTAGACCGCGTTATCGCAGAGATGATTAAAGGAGTAAATCAAAGGAAAGGAAAAAAATATGAAAAGGTCCATGATCCTGCTAGCACTTGCGGGGCTAGCCATTGTAATTAGCTCTTGGGCTTTCGCTTTCGATTATGTCATAGACGACCTAAACTTCTATCCTATCCCCGCCGTCTCAAAACCAGCCAAGGGTGAAATCTATACTGATCCCATTTTCCATTCTCAGATAGTCAGGATAACTGATTCCGTCCTCGATAACTGCGAAGGCAAAAAATGGTTTTATTCTGGCTACCCTAAGCATAGCTGCGAGAATGCGGACGGCACCATTATTACTGTCCAAGGTAGCTACGACTCAGGCTGGTGCTTCTGGCAGGCAGTTCCTCCCTATAAGAAACTCGGTTGCATACCGACTAAATGGGTAGAGTGGAAAAGAAGATTGGACGTGAGATGGGATTACCAAGATCCTCATGTTTGCTACTTCACGATGAGCTATGGCACTAAAGCTTTCTACAAATACATCTTGGAATTCAAGGAGGACGGCACACTTAAAGATGGTCAGATGACTATGCTCCATAACTTCCAGGAAGATATAGACGCACACTGGAGCGAGTGGAATGTACAATCTGTAGAGTTCTGGGAGGAAGGCGACTCATCTGACAATAGCAGATATTGGGTGTGGTCGATAGTAGCCTATGACGAAGCCAGAACGCTTGGCACCAGATGGCCCAGGCCAGGGATATTGGTCTACGACAAGGATCATTATGGCAAGGATAACGGAAAGACAATAGCCACATTACGATGGGATCAGCCCGGCTGGAGACATCCCGGATTCTGTTCTATGTCTCCGAGCGGAAAATATGTCTGGACCGGCGATGCTCATAGGCTTTATGACCGCAATCTTAACATGCTGCGGGATATGAATCTGGAATGGGGCCATGCGGACATGGCTATTAGCGCCGAAGGGAGGGAAGTTATATTCGGATACAGCATAAAGGATGGCAAATACTGGTATGCGATGGAGGACCTGGAAACAGGGGAACTCACCTATCTGGTTGAAAAGCCTAACGCTGGTTATCACGCTTCCGGCAACTGCCATCTTACCCCTGGATGGGGAGTCTACTCTTGCTATCATCCACGCTGGCCTGAAGTTCCATTTCAATGGGGACAGCACGAGATTGACTTGGTGGAGCTCACCACAAGAACTGATCCTCCTCCAAAAGTATGGAGAGTTTGTCATACTCATACTCTAGGCCAAAGGACTGATGGGGTTGATGATCCATTTGGCAAGATAACAAGGGATGGAAAAAGGCTGTATTTTTCCAGTGGATGGGGATGCAGTTATGGAAATGATGAGGGCTGCGAAATAGACATTTTTCAAATCACCTTGCCTGAGACGTGGAGAGAAGACATAGCCGCTGGAGAATATCCTGTGCCTCCTCCTTATGTAGCGCCGGAAGAGCAGGAAAAGAAATATAGTGTGACATTTGAATGGGATGCATCAACCGATCCTGACGATAATTTAGCCGGCTACAGGCTCTATCAATCGCTGGAATCGGGGGGATATACCAAGGGTGAGCCCATAGCTCAAATCCTGGTTGAAGAATTAGCTGACCCAAACAAGCCACAGTATATCCTCCCAGATGTATCAGCGGGAGGCCCTTATTACTGGAACATCACTGCTTATGATGCAGATGGTCTGGAATCGGATTTCAATGATGAGGTATCTTCGCTGGTGCCAATTGTAGAGCCACAACCGATTTCTAATCCTAAGAATTTGAGGATAAAGGAAATAAAATAATGGAGGAAAGAGTTATGAAAAAACTATTAATCATCATCTCGGCAATTCTTGTTATGTTTCTTCCCCAAGGATTTGCCATGGCTGAGGTCAGAGTCGAGGCAGAAAATATGACTCTAGGTGGCTATAAAGTCGATGTTACCGGGCACAGTTGGTTCTCGGGTGGTAAAGTAATCCGCGTCTCTACAACTGACGGGACAGGCACAGCTACTTATACATTTGAGGGAGCTGACGGTAGGTATCGCTTTAGAATAGGTTATGTTGATGAATCAGACGGCGCCGGAATGCTATCGTTGTTTATCGGCGAAACTCTTATCTCAATGTGGGCTCTAAATGAGGACTTGGCCGATGCTACAGATACGTCAAGCTATACCGTGAAGGATTTAACTGGCATAGCTCTCAAACAGGGAGATGTAATAAGCATCATCGGTAAGGCAGACCAAGGGGAATATGCACGCATCGACTTCATCGATATACTTGAGGATGATGTAGAAACAGTCAGCATCACTTTAGCCTGGGATGCGAATACAGAGTCAGACTTAGCAGGATATAAAGTCTATTACGGAAATAACAAAGACCTGAGCGATGCTGAAGCAGTCGACGTAAAAAATGTGACTGAACTGTTGGTAACCGGTTTAACTCCGGGCATTTTTTACTATGCTGTGACCGCGTATGATACTGAAGGCCTGGAAAGTGGCCTTTCCAACAAAGTATTCTCGTCATTTGTGGTTGTTTCACCCCCTGAGGCACAAGTTGAACCTGAGAATGAACCGCCTTCGGTGCCAGGGAATCTGAGGATAAAGGAAATTGCAGAGCAATAACAGGGCCGCGACTGTAACGCGGGGGAATGAAGGCTTTCACTCCTTTCCCTTCATTCCTACCTCCTCGGAGAGGGCGGGCTTAACACAGCCGAGTCCGCCCTCTTTAAAAGATGGCTGCATATAGGTGAACCGTGAAAGAATTAATCGTTTACGATGTGGAAGTAGCTATTTCACCTGATGATGTCCAAGGCGGATGGGACAATCCGCAAGGAATGGGTTTCGCTTCCGGCGTAGCCTACTTCTATAACAGAAACCAATATTTCCTCTTTCTGCACGAGAAAGGACGGCAAGAGCTTATATCGCTTCTCCTCAATCAAATCGCGATAACATTCAACGGGATTAAGTTTGATAGCAGAGTAATACTCGGTAACGAGAGAGGACTTGGCTATGCCAGTGGTGCAGTAGTATCCTCGACAGCATTCCCTATAGGCTGGTACAATTACGATTTGCTTTTGGAATACGTCAAAAGTCGGTTTGCGTGCCATACTGTGGCGGAAGCAGAGTTAAAACTCGGGGCAAAAGAAATCCACGATGGTTCTTTCGGACTTGATGGACTTGCGGAGGGGACCTTGGGCATGGGGAAGATTGGGCATGGAGCGAAGGCACCTTTGTTATATCAGGAAAAACGATACGACGAGTTACTTCAATACAATCTTCACGATGTAAGATTAACCAAAGCCCTGTTCGATTTTAGCCAAAAATATGGTTTCCTTGTGGATAAAGCGGGCAGAGTAGTGAAAATCCAGAAATATAGGCCGTTATAAGCAATGTGGGCATATATCGTAGTTGGCCTGATATGCTTCGCAGCGGGATTTTTTGCATGTTACTGGTGGGAGCATTCGTGAAGTGCCCAGTCCATGTCTAAATTGCGAATATGCAATGGAAGACAAAAATTCCGAACATCGAGGGAAAGGTTGAAGTTATGTATGAAGATACATTAAAAGAAAATGCCGAAATAAGTCTCCAGGATCTGAATAAAGTCTTGAAAGGGGAAAAGGATTTTGGCACGGATGGGCTTAGAATCAGAGAAATGTCAGTTAAGGAGTATCACAAATATTTAGCAACTAGTGGTCAGCATAAGATGATTGACTTTGCGATTAGTAGGTCTATTGCGGAGGACAGGGAAGAGTTGAAAAAGATGCTTAAGAAACAAGGGTTGCTTTCAGAAAAATAACTTCACTTGAATTTATTTCAGTTGCGCTCTGCTAACCTAAATTAACCTATTTTAAGGGAGGAGAAGTCGCCATGCAAAGCATATACTTAGAAATATGACTTGCGTTAGTTTCACATGGGACGGGTTTTTTTATGTTGATTTAACCTAAGCTAAACCAGGAGGCTCACCATGCAGAACATACACTTAGAAATAGGTGGTCTCAGTCCTTATTATTTCAACAGATATTTGGAGGAAAAGCCGGGAAAAGGCGACAAGGCTGAGAAAGAATATGCCATGAAAACTGTACATTTTCAGGATGGAGCTTTATGCTTTCCTGGCATACAAATTAAAGGTTGCATCATTTCAGGTATAAGGCTTGCAAAGATTAAACTCGAAACATCCATGCAGAGGCTAATTGATTATGTCAATTCATCTGTTCAAATATGGGAGTTCGTTATTTTTAAGCCAGAAATGTCTGATAAAAATGTAAAGTTGGTGAAAGAGCGAACCAATGTTGAAAGGAATAAAGTGAGGTTAAATTGGTACGCGCGAATCTCAACAAAATGGGGAGCGGAATTTGACCTACAATTTCCAGATATAGTACCTTCTGCTGCTATAGTAGAAGCACTAAAAACAGGGGGCCAATTTTCTGGCATAGGTGGGCGAAGAAATTGGGGAAGAGGAAGATTTGAGGTTACAACTTTTAAAGAAAGTACTTTGTCATGAAGCAAACATTTAGAACGAGTTGCGGAATCCACGAAGTCACGATTGAACTAGAGATAAAACCATCATATAGTATAAAAGTGGCCCCAAATTCTGAGAATGAATTTATAGGCATTGAGTTCCCTCAGCACAATGTCTGCGAACAATACCCGGAAGGAATGGGTATGGGCATTATGCATAAGCCCTGGCAAACTGCGCCGGTAATTCATTATGCTGACAAAATGTACCTTTGCAAGCCTGAAGGGATAGTTGAAGTCAGAGACGAAAAAGAGACGGTTAAGAAGAAGAATGAGAGCCCGCAATCTTAAGCCGGGATTTTTTCATAATGAGGATGTTGCACAATGTGACCTTTTGGCTAGGTTACTTTTTGCTGGATTATGGTGTTACGCTGACCGAGAAGGAAGATTTGAATGGAGGCCATTGAAGATTAAAGCGGAAGTTTTACCGTACGACAACTGTGATATAAATGAGTTACTCAATCAGCTAGTTACCAAGGAATTAATAGGCAAATATTCCGTAAATGGTAAGGATTACGGATATGTGCCCAATTTTGTAAAGCATCAGAAACCACACTACAAAGAGGCTCCCAGTGTAATTCCGCCACCACCGGGAATAAAGGATTACTTGACCGCACAGCGTTTAACCGAAAAGGAGAGAGAGGAAATTTTTGAAAGGGATGGGAGGAAATGTACTTACTGTGGGAAGACTGAAGATTTGACAATCGACCATATTATACCAGGATCGCTAGGTGGCACAAATGATCCGACTAATCTTCAAGTTTTATGCCGGTCTTGCAATTCGGTCAAGAATAATAGGTTAAGTTCGGCTCAAGCTTCAGCCGAACTCGGCTCAACGTTAAACCAAAGTCGGCTTAAAACAAGTGCAGTTAGACGCCCTGATTCTCTGATTCCTGATTCCTTAAAAGAAAAAGAAATATATAAAGAAAAAGAAAATATGAAATTCTTTTTCCTATTAGAGAACGGAAAGCAATTTGAACTTACCGAGGAAAAGCTATCCGAATATAAAAAGACCTACCGTCGCATAAACGTAGGGGAGGAGCTACTGAAATGCATCCAGTGGAATATCGACAACCCCGGGAAAAGGAAAACGCAGAGCGGCATCCTGAAGCATATCAACAGATGGCTGGCAGAAGCCCAAGCGAGAAAGCCAGAGCTCGAAGCGGGGATTGAATTGGCAGAGAAGCATCTGCCTTCCGTCAGTCCTGAGCAGATGGAGAAGCATAAAAGGAGGATGGCGGAGATACACGGGATATTGGATAAGAGGTTTGGGAAAGAAGTCCCGAAGGGTAGGAGTCCTTAGAAAATGCATCAACTCACCGAGCTGATAAAGATTGCGGAGCATGAACTAAAAGAAATTGAGGCTGTCAGATACAGTCTTAATATGCTTGACGCAAGCGCAGGCGAGAAAGCCGGATAGAAAACATGGAAAGCTGGAGTATCAGGCATAACAAGTGGATGAACCTATAGTCCGAGGATGGAAACGCATCGCAGAGTTAGCGCAGGTCTGCGTGGATACCGCAAGAAAGTATGCCAGATTAGGGATGCCAGTGATAAAAGGACCTGGTGGAGGGGTTTATATGATCAGGGATGAGTTTCTGAGATGGCTTGAGATCTTTAGCAAGGAGAAGAAAAGAAAGCACCGTTAATTTTCATATAAGATTCATATAATTTTCATAGCATTTTCCCCCTATTTTCCTACCTTTTTCATATATCTACCTGACTTGACAAATGGAATCGCCCTACTGTAGGGTTATTTCAGCGATTCGATAAACTTCTTTAGCTAAAGTAGAGCTTATGACGTGACTGAAGTATCGGATTACACTGCCGGTCAAGCAGCCCTGAGGCAAGTCAGGAAGGAAACTATTGAAAGGCTTGCCAAAAAAGGGATTGATGAGGACTTGCTTGCCCAAAAACTCCTCGAAGAACTCAGCGCCACGCATCAATCGGTGTTCTATGACAGCAAGCGAGGGCAAATCCAGTATTCAGACCAACTAATTACTTGGAAAATCCGGCAAAACGCCCGCATGGATGCCCAAAAACTCCTTGATCTCTACCCCGCAGAAAAACACAGCCTCACCGTTGATGCTACTCAGGAAATGGTCGAACTATTCCATGCAATAGATGGCAAGACTCGCGCAACGTTGCCTTGCGAGGAGGATGAGGACGGGGAGTGAGTTCGCAAGAATATTTATTACAACCTGGAAAGGGCCCGGATTGGGTTCGGATTATCGTGGACCCCTCTTTGGCGCAAATCATAATAAGAGATTTGAGCAAATGGCTCAAAGAAGGCAATCCATCGGATAAAGACAGCAGACTCTTTTCAATAGCAGGCAAAGTAAGTCAGAAAGAATGAGCGTTAAGGTCGTCCAAGTTGTAATAGGGGGAGCCGAGTTCATCGGTGAGACCGATGAGGCTCAGTACAAAAGCAACGGGGCCCGTTTCCTCCAGCTCAACCAGGCTTGCCGTATAAGATACCAACGAGGGCAGAAAGGGGAGCTGCATCTGCTCATGGATAAGCTGGATAACAATACGAACTATTTGGATTCAGTAGAAATTCTATTGGATGTCAAGGAAAGCACAGTGCCCTTTTTCATGTTTACTCTCGATCCCCGGGGTGACCTTTATCGCAAGTATAAACAGCTAGTTAGCGGTTTGGTGTTGCCCAAAGTCCATATGATGCCGGGAAGGGCATGATCAGGCAGCAATGAGGGGGACTAAAGCTAAGAGATTGAGAAAGGAAACCTATGGGGAAGATTATTCACCGAGACTGCGCAGTTATGTCATGGATAACCACGGCACAAAGAATATAGGCATAAGGGCTAAGTATAAAAAGGCAAAAAGGAACGAGCAATAAAACTAGATATTGCGAACATTACAACTATTGTGACCGAGACGAAGATTGTCACAACCCGAGGTTCGGATAATGGCAAAGAGAACTAACAAACCCTGCCCAGGTTCCAAGATTCGCAGTAAAGGTAAAGGTCGTGGGCTGGGGCGAGGCAAAGGCAAGGGACCCTTAGGCGTTCCATACAAAAGCAAGGGATAATCGCTGTGAAAGTCATGCTCGACCCAGGCCATGGTGGAGGAAAGCCGGGCGCTAGCTTTATGGGCCTAGCGGAAAAAGACGTAGTTCTTGAGATATGCCGGTTCGCCCAGGACAGATTGCAATATCATTTCTGGACTGCAATGACGCGCAATATGGACATCGACGTTCCTCTTTCGTCTCGTGCGCGGTTAGCAAATGAATGGAAGGCGGATGTTTTCGTTTCTGTTCATACAAACGCAGACCCAGACGAAGATGAACCCGGAATGCCAGAAGCTTCAGGAAGTGAAATGTGGATTTATCCTGGCTCAATTAGCGGCGTTAAATTAGCTGCCGATTTACAAAGTTACGTTGCTGAGTTTTTCCCAGGAGAAAAATTCAGGGGTATAAAAGAAGCTCCCTTTCAGGTGCTGAAATATACAAAGATGCCCGCTGTCCTGGTAGAAGTCGGCTTTATAGATAACCCTCGGACTGCGGACATAATGAGCAGCAATGCAGCATTGCGACGAATCGGGCACCTCCTGGTTGCCGGGATTAAGCAATACGCTAAAGGAACATGATGAAACCCCGCATCCAAGCAATATGGTCCTTTTTCATGCTTGCCCTTATGATGGCCGCCCTTATCCTAGCAGGACGTGCCTGCATGAAGATGGTTCATGCCGATGAATACTACAACCGCACCTATGCCCAAACGCCTTATGGCTCCCTGCTCATATTTCTCCCCTCTCAAATTCCCTCCAATGCGTTCACCGAAAGCGAGAAGGTATGGGAAAATGAATCGTTTTTGGCACTCAAAGACAAGGACAATAATGCTGCGTATTATCTTATCCTTGGTAAGCCCGTGCCTTATGTTCAGGCTGTTCTTAGAGTCGCCCAGGATGAGCGTCTTTTTTGGCTTTACGTTTTGGGGAAGCCGAATCCGGTCAGCCAAGAGATCTTTGAGGATGTAATTGGATTGCCCGTTCCATGCTGGCGGGCAAAACTTGATCCGGTCTCATGGGTTAGCCCCGGAGTTCCTGAGCCGCTTCCTTGGCCGGTGAACACATCTACCGAACACTTCAGGAATATTTTGCTGTTTGGAAGGATTCCTATTGCTATTCCTTCAGAAATTGAAGATTTCAGTTCCTTCGATTCGGCGCTTTACATGAGTGCGGAGATCGATGACCTCTGCGCTTTCACATTTTGGGACCCGGACAGGGTGGAGGGCGACATAGCTATCGAGAACTACGCCGTGTGGATACAGTGCTCGAATCCGGTGACAGTGTTCGGGCTTGTCTTCTTTGTGCGTCTCGAACCCAAAAACGTCTGGATTTACAGGACAGGAGAACCTGTTCCTACTACCCTTGAAGAGCTAAAGGATTTCGTCAAAACACAACTAAATTGGCAATCAAAACCTGCCCGTTTGGACTGTGCCACAAGGCAACAACCCGTGGAATACGGATTTGCTGATGGATTCATCAAATGACAAAGCTAGAGCGTGTTCACTGTCCCCGATGCGGGAGGAGGATGAAGCAAATCAAGGGCGTATGGTATTGCAACCATTGTGGATGGCCTAAGCCGGATTAGAAAGCAATGCAGGAATTAGCAACACAGCAGCAGACGGAACAAGGTTTAAACGATTGGCTCTGGACTGACGAAGCCAGAGAAGAACGGATGCGGAAGCTCGGCAGCCGGAGATGGAGGCTGGATAATCTGTATTGGATTGTGGATAGGGGGGCTAATAAGATTAAGTTCAAGATGAATCTCGTACAGAAAATCCTTTATCTCGGTCTTTGGTTTTGCAACATCGTGCTCAAGCACCGACAGCCAGGCGTAACTACATTTTTCTGCATCCTCTATCTCGATGATTGCCTTTTCAATTCCAATCTCCACGCTTGCATCGTAGCCCACAGGCAAGACGATGCTGAACGTATTTTCAACGACAAAATTCACTTTGCCTATAAGAATTTACCGCAATTCATCAAGGATGCAAATCCCTTAACCAAGGAAGTTACCGGCAAAGTCCTCTACTTCGCCAATGGCTCGTCAATGCGTGTTACCACTTCCGGGCGTTCCGGCACCTATCATCGAGTTCACATCAGTGAATACGGCTATATGTGCGCTAAGAACCCCAAAGCGGCGAGGGAGGTCAAAACAGGCACAGTACGGTCCGTGCATCCCACCGCAGGGGGCGTTATCAGTATCGAGTCTACAAGCTATGGAAGCGGTGGCGATTTCCATGACATGTGCAAGATGGCCCAGGACCTCGAAAAGCAGATTGCTAACAAGCAAGCCGTTCTTTCCAAAATGGATTATAAGTTCTTTTTCTTTCCATGGTTCAGAAACCCTGAGAACGTCATTAATCCTCACGGCATTGTAATTTACGATTACCAAAAGGAATATTTCGAGCAGCTGGAAGCGAGTCTTCGCATCAAATTGAGTGCAGCGCAAAAGGCATGGTACGTCAAGGAGTGGAACGTACAAGGCGACGATATGAAAAGGGAAGATCCCTCCACGCCTGAAGAAGCCTTCGAAATTGTTCTGAAAGGGACATATTTCGCCAATGAATTCAAATTGATAAGGAACGAAGGTAGAATCACTCGAGTCCCCATTCAATCCGGCGCTCTTGTCGATACATGGTGGGATCTTGGATATAATGATGAGAATGTCATCTGGTTCACGCAGGATATTGGTCGCAATATTCATATCGTGGATTTTTACCGTAACTCAGGGGAAGGCCTTGAGCATTACAGGAATATCCTGCTTCAAAAAAAAGAAAAGCGGAGATTTGAATACGGACAGCATTGGGCTCCCCATGATGTCAAAAAACACGAGTATCAAACGGGCCGGACAATAATAGATGCTGCCAAGGAGATGGGTATCAAGTTCCGTGTGGCGCCAAAACTCTCAATCCTAAGCGGCATTGAACAGATGCGTCAAGTATTAAGAATCTGTTGGTTTGATGAAGAGGCTACTGCGGAAGGCACAGACCGACTTGAGAGGTACCGCAAAGAGTGGAATGAAACCTTAGCATGTTACCGTGACAGTCCTCTCCATGATGAAAACTCCAATACCGCCGATGCCTTCCGTACGCTTGCCGTGGCCCACAAGTTCAAGGAAGCGGTGCCGATGGGGGAAACTTATTCCAGCAAAGAAAAGCCGAGCGCGAGGGGATGGACGTAATGTGTGAATTATGCAGATGGCCCGAATGGTCAATAACGAAAGAGATTCGTTGGAAGATTTACAATCTAGGATTTAGGTTACTGGGGCACACAAGATGTTGGGGCAGACTCGGCATTATTTTATGGTCATAATGAGACAAAAATGGCGATCGTAGTACAGAAAAATCCAACAGTTGAGATAGATGGTGAACATGTCAAGGCCCTTCAAGATGTGTGCAGAGTTGCAGAACGCTGGATTGAAGAGTTTGCACATACGGAAGACGACACGCCGATGCGTTTGCGCGATTTCAACGCTGAACGTGTAGCGAATATGCAGGGCTTTATCGAGTTTATTTTTAACGAGGTTTGAGGAGAAAAGATATGCCAGTACGTATCAGGAAAGTCGATGGTTATCGAGTTTCCACGCCGGGAGGAGTCAAAGCAAAGCATACAACTTTGAGCAAAGCAATAGCCCAAAGGAATCTTCTCGAAGGCATTGACCGGGGATGGAAGCCTACGGGCAAAAAAGCCAGGAAACGGGAAAAAGCGACAAGCTAAGGACAGGCAACTATGCCTTTACAAGCGACAGAAGCAGTCGGAGTTGGTCTGGTCCAGGTCGTATCCAACAAGCAGCTCCTTGAGACGGAAAAAGCCAAAGAGCAGGCCAAAAAGGAGCAGAACAAGCCTGAGATTCTATCCCTGGCTGCCCATATTCAAACCTGCTGGGAAGCAGCAAAAATAGCAAAGATGGACATCGAACAGCGCCTTTTGCAATGTGCTCGCCAGAGAAAGGGTCAATATGACCCCGAAGACCTGGCAGAGATAAGGAAATTCGGTGGCTGCGATATCTACATGATGCTTACCAATATGAAATGCAGGGCAGCAGAGGCATGGATCAGCGATATTATGCTTCCCCCCGGTGAAAAGCCCTGGGGAATTGACCCGACTCCCGAGCCTGATTTGCCGAATGACATTGAAATGCAGATCGCCAGACAGGTTATCGGGGAGACCACTCAGGTACTGATGGCACAGGGTCCTAATGCCCTCAGCGTCGAGGATGTAAGGGGCAGGATTAACCAGATACGGGAACAGATTCATTCCCGGATAATGAAGCAGGCAAAGGAAATCGCACACGTCCAGGAAAGAAGGATCGAGGATGACTTCCGCGAGGGAGGTTTTTATACCGCGCTAAGGAAATTCATACGCGATCTTGTCACCTATCCCGCAGCATTTATGAAAGGCCCTACGGTCAGGAAAAAGAAAAAGCTCGTCTGGGAGCAAGGCAATAATGGAAGGTCAACTCCAAGGGTCAAAACTGCATTGCAGCGCGAATATGACCGACTATCCCCATTCGATGCCTACCCGAGCCCAGGAGCCAGGTCGATTCAAGACGGGTATTTCATTGAGCGCGAACGCTTCAGAAGATCGGATTTGATTGCCCTCATCGGCACACCCGGATGCAATGAAGCGTCTATCAGAGCAGTGCTCGACCTGTATGGTGAGGGCGGGCTGAAAGACTGGTTGTGGACCGACACCGAGCGCTCGCAAATTGAGGATAGGCCACAGGAAAGCTGGGACCCCGAGGCAACCATAGACGGGCTTCGATTCTGGGGCCAAGTGCAGGGGAAAAAACTTCGCGAATGGGGAATGAAGGATAAGGATATTCCCGATCCTGAAATGGATTATCAGGTGTGCGCTATCAAAGTCGGTCCCTATGTGATTATGGCACGTCTGAATCCGCATCCGCTCGGCAGAAGGCCGTATTACTCCGCTTCATTCGAGGAAGCCAACGATAGTATCTATGGAAAAGGCGTCCCCGAACGGATGAGAGACATTCAACGTATATGCAATGCCACTGCAAGGTCGATTGTAAATAATATGGGCCTTGCAAGCGGACCTTTAGTGGAGGTGCATAAGGACAGAGTTGAGGCTGGGGAAAACATTGAGGACATATTTCCCTGGAAGATTATCAAAACCAAAAGTGACGAACAAGGCAGAAACCGGCAGGCCGTGTATTTTTACCAGCCCAATATGAACGCTGAGCCGTTGATGAGGATCTACGAATATTACTTTCAGCAGGCTTCAGAACAAAGCGGGATACCAGCGTATATCTATGGTTCGCAGGATGTAAGCGGCGCTGGCAAAACCGCCTCAGGCCTTTCAATGCTGCTCAATGCGGCCTCTAAGACACTAAAAGATGCGATAAGAAATATCGACAATGATGCGGTGATAGAAGCAGTGCGGGAACATTGGCTCCATGTGATGCTGTTCGATAACGACATACCCAAGACAGGGGATATTAACGTAGTTGCTAGGGCAAGTGAATACCTCGTGATTCAAGAACAGCTTCAGGCACGCCAGAGAGAATTCCTGGATGCTACGAATAATCCGACTGACTTTGCGATTGTTGGCATAAAGGGAAGGGCAGAGGTACTGAGGGAGGCTGTAAGGAACCTCAAGATGCCTGTTGAAGACATCGTGCCGACAAGGGAAGAGATTGAGAGACGAGAACAGGCTGCTATGCAGCCACCACCACAGAGACAACTGCCTGCTCCGCAAACTGCACAATCACAGGCATTAACTCCTGCGGGGCAGCCAATGGGTGAAAGAGTAGTTTAGTATGCTCGAAGCAATAAGCGAATATGATGAAGTCCTGGAATCGGTTGTAAAACTGACTTATGACACTGATTTCCAAAGATTCAGGGAATATCTCAAGGGCCAATGTGCAAGGCTGGAAAGGAAAAGCCTGATATTAAGCGGGGAAACCATGTTCAGGACACAGGGCTGTGCATTGTGCCTTGACGAGATAGAAGAGCAGATTGAGACTTCCAGGGAAGTTCTCCAGAAAGAGAATTCGCTTAGAGAGACGAAGAAGAGACTTTAACCGATTAACAAGAGGATTCTGCATAGGGCAGGGTCCGAGAGGGGCGTAAAGCTCCGAGAGTTAATCACAACAGGAGGATTGAGAGATGAGATACGAGGAATTAACCATAGGGCAGGCCAGAATCAACAGCCTTTATCTTGGCACGTTGAACGGCTTGTTAGGCACGCTGATTGACCCAGCGATTGTATTAGCACGGCATAGCCATGAGTTCTTTGAAAATCCGCCAATCTTTGCTAACAAAACGGCGGGCGGAGCTGCAACGGGAACGGGAGGCCATGAAAACCTGATGCGCTTCTTGAACAACCAGTTTGAGTTTCACATCCTTGGGACCCAAACCATTACTGCGCCGGTCATGGGAGCCACTGGCCTCAACATTGGCATGGACCAGACGGCAGATGATGGTGTGGAGATAAGCCAGGGTATTCTAGCTAACTCCGACATGGCCTTCGTAGTGGGCACTGACGCTTGCTTCTTGAAAGTCCAGTTCAGCATTGAGGACGTATCAGGGACGGATGATTGTGCAGTCGGTTTCAGAAAGGCGGAGGACTACCAAGCAGCCATTGATGATTACGATGAGATGGCTGCATTGAATGTTATCAGCAAGAACATCACAATTGAGACCATCCTGAACGGTGGAGGAACCACCAGTACGGATACCACGGATGACTGGGAAGATACGGAAACACATACGCTTGAAATCTATGTCGATCTGGGCGGTAACGTCACCTACAAAATAGACGGTGCTGCTCCGACCGTAACGGTAGCATTCGCCTTTGATGCCTCCGAAGTCATAGTGCCGTTCATGTATTTCTTGAACCATACCGACCTAGCGGGTGCAGTCGTTCTTAAGGAATGGGAGTGCGGGCTGTCAGCCTAATAAGGCATGAATAGCGAGACCAACAAAAGACTTGAGCAACTGATAAGCAGAGTGGACCTTCTCTTCGAAGCCCTTATCAGGGGATTTTTGTTTACCGTAAGTATGCTGAAAAAGGCCAGGAGAGGAGAGAAACTCTGAGGGGGTGAATAGAGATCAGATAATCGCATAACGGCCTCATCCCTCAAGCGGGTAAATCCTGGGGAAACTGTGAGGCCCAATTGGGCGTCATAAGTGTATTGTAAATACACCAGACCCAGGGGCTGCTCGATAGCGGATCAGGCCAAGCCAGAAGCGTAAGGAAAGCCTCTCTGGACCTAGGGTGATTTGGCTTTAGGTTCCAGGGGGGCTTTTTTATTCCCTGCTCCGAAAACAGGAAATGGGTTCCTTGCTCGGTGCGGGCTAGACGCGAACACTTCCCAAACTGGGAAACTCGCAGGGAGGAAAACAATGGGTACTCTAGCAAAGATCGAAAAACAGGCGAAAGAAGCCGAGGAAAAGCAAAGACAACTAGCCGAGGCAGGGAAGACCGGCACTGAGAAGGAAAAACAGGGCCAGGCTCCAGAACCTGAAAAGGGCAAAGAGGAAGTTCCGAAAGCGCAAGAGAAGGAAACTCCCCAAAAGCCCGTGAAAGAGGAAACAGAGGAATCCTTCAAGCAGAAGTATGAGGTTCTTCAAGGCAAGTACAACGCCGAGATGCCCCGCTTGAGGGAACAGATAGCCAATCTGCAACAGACCGTCACGCATCTCAATTCCATCATCGCTTCCCAACCCAAGCCTTTAGAGGGCGAAGAAGAGGAAAGCAAGAAGCCCGTAGAGATACCCGCCGTCAAGGAACTACAGGCGGGTGACTTCGAGGGATATGGAGAAGAGATGTTGCAGATGGTCAAAACAGTCAACGAGCTGATTAAGGAGAACCAGGGCCTTAAAGCTGAAAACCAGAAACTTACGGGTGAATTCAAGACAGTCGGGCAAACCGTAATCAAGTCAGCAAAGGAAAGATACTACGACAGACTCGACGACCTTGTGCCCGATCTTTTTGGCGATGATGGTTCCCCCAAAATCAACGCTGACCCGAACTGGCTGCAATGGTTGTCCAAAGTTGACACTCTTTCAGGCAGGCGACGCCAGGATTTGCTGGATGATGCCCAGAACAAATTAGACGCCGAAAGGGTTGCTGCAATCGTGAACCTCTGGAAAGGGGAGAGCGGACGGCAACCGCAGACTGTTCCTTCCGAAACTTCTTCCCAGGAAACCCCGAAACTCGAGGACCAGGTGGAGGCCCCAAGGGGACCCGCTGGTTTTGATACGGGGGCACCGCAAATGCCTGTTGTTAGCGCCGCCGAGTTGAGAAAGGCAGCCGCTGACAGGATCCATGGAAGGATAACCGAGGAGCAGTTTCAAAAGATTTCGGACGATTTTCAACGAACAATCCAAAGGGGAATTGCCGCAGGAAGGTAATCCCCTGTTTAGGAGGTAAGTTATGGCAGTAGGAGTTGCAGCGGGATATCCGCAATATAGTGGGACGTTTATCCCTGACCTTTAATTTCGGGGATGTAAAACCACCTCTGAATAACTGGAACTGGACTTTGGGTGCCAGAACCAGAGGGAACGGTAAAGGTAAAATGCAGTTCGGAGATAGAATCCATGAAGCGATTACCTTGGAAGTACATAGCAGGATTAGTAGATGGAGAAGGGTGTTTGGATTTCCAGATTGAAAGAAGCAAATATGAAAAGGTTAGTGGAGAGATATCAGTCTCAATCTATATCTGTCCAAGATTAAGAATAGCACTTTCTGAAACCTGTAAATTCATTCTGGATATCCTTCAAGCAAATCATGGCGGGAACGTATGGTGTGCAACGAGACGCCACAATCCCAATTGGCATGATGCCTATTATTGGCAACTTGAAAATAGACGCTTACGACCTTTTCTTCAAAACATCGTGAACCATATGTATTTAAAAAAGGAACAGGCAAAATTTCTTATCTGGGTAATTGATAATCTCAGAGGCAAGCAAATTAAGCAGCATGGATATGAGAACATTGATGCTGCTCGATTGTGCGCCAAAAAGGAACTATCCGCTATGAAAGCCGACCCACAGAGACTAAGCGAGGTGGCAGTTCGCAATATTATAAAAATATTGAAAGCTGATGCAATAGTCCAAACAGCATAAATGCTGTCAGGAAATATGGAGTTCAAAGTTGCTTGTCAAGTTCTATGCGGCCACCGTTATCGCCGCCATCTCAAACACGGACTACGCTGGAGAGATTAAGAACCAAGGCGATAAGGTCATTATCCGCCAGACTCCCGACATTACCATTCGGGATTACGTCAAGGGTCAGTCCCTTGTTATCGAGAATCCCGAGAAGGAAACCACGGAGCTGGTGATAGACAAGGCCAAGTATTTCAACTTCATTTGCGATGATATCGACGAGCATCAGTCAGACATCCCCTTGATGGACAGATGGTCAGATGATGCCGGCCAGCAGATGAAAATAACCATTGATACCGGTTTCTTGGCTGATGTCTATGCGGACGCACACGCCAGCAATAAAGGGACAACCGCAGGGGCCAAGTCCTCAAGCTACAACATGGGGACAACGGGAAGCGCAGTTTTGCTGACCAAAACCAATGTGCTCGACGTTATGGTGGATTGCGGTTCGGTTCTGGATGAGCAAAACGTGCCAGAGGAAAGTCGCTGGATGGTCATTCCTCCCTGGATGGCTGGAATGATCAAGAAGTCCGATCTCAAGGACGCCTCGCTTACCGGAGACGGGACGAGCACCCTGAGAAACGGGCGGATCGGGATGATAGACAGGCTTACCCTGTATATCTCCAATCTCCTGACCAGCGTTACCGATGGGAACGACACATGCTGGCACATTCTTTGCGGACATAAGAGCGCCCTCTGTTTTGCCGCTCAAATGTCCAACATGGAAAGCCTGCGTTCGGAAAGCACCTTCGGTACAATCGTGAGAGGCTTGAACGTATATGGGTACAAGTGCCTGAAAACCGAGGCGCTCGTGGACCTGTACGTAAAGAAGTAAGGCGTAGGAAACTAAAATAGTCGGGGGACATAAATCCCCCGACTCTAGGGAGGACAGCTTCATGGCTACTTATCATTACTACAAGGAAGGGTACGCCGTTCCCTACGATGCATTCGGGATGGCGGTACTCCGAAAAAGGGTCGATATACCCGCAATAATCGCTAAAGGGGCAAACGGACCCCTGGCCGTCAGCGAGGTGAGAACCGCATTGCCCGCCATCGGCTTTGATACCGGCGACATCCTTCAGATATTCAGGGTGCCGTTAGGATTTCATGCCTTAGGCGGGGGTGTAAGGGTTGTCACCGTTGGCGACGGGACAGCCACCACAATCGATGTCGGGGTCCAGAGTTCAACACAGACCCAGCACGGGCAGGATATTGATTACTGGCTTGATGCTGGCCCACTGAGCGCAGCCGCTGTCCTGGTATTCGATCATGCGGACGGCGATGCGTTTAACACTCAGTATTACGAAGACGTCTATATTACCAACGGCAGCATCGACATCGTATTCAACGCTTCAGATGACGAAGGCGCTGCAATCTTCGATATCTGGGTAAGAGGCTGCAAGGGCTTCTAATTGTCTGAGTAGGTGAGACCAGGCAAAAAGCGCGGGGGACGTAGCAGGTTCTGTCCGCGTCCCTCGCCTCTTTAACCAACAAACTGGGAGGATGAGGATGGCAAAACCGAAGTATCTCCAGCAGATAGATGCTGACGGGCAGGGAACCTATGTTTACGTCTTTACCGATGAGCTTGCCAAAAGGATGGATATGCGGCGAATAACAGAGGAGGATGCGGCAAAGATTCTGGCCGGTCAGCGGAAAACCAAATCGGAAAAACTCGCTGAAGAAGGGAATAGGGCCACAAAGATTCCAGAGCCTGCAACGCAGGAAGAAAATCCAGTGCTGGATGAGGTTGATACAGAAATTGAGCCTGATCAGCGAGCGGGCGATGAGGGTGGCGACAAAAAGCCTCGCTCGACTAAAACCGACCCTGAAATTAGTTCCATTAGAAGCATGACCAAAAAGAACCAAGTTGAGCAGTATGTGCTTGAACACTTTGGAGTGGATATTGACCGGAGGCTTCCCTTGGCAAGATTGAAGAAAATTGCCATCGATCACAGGAAAACACAACTAAAGGCTACGGTTTAGCAGCCTTTTAAGTAGGAGAAACGAACGTGGCAAAGACAAAGCGTGGGCCATTTATCTCAACGGCCCGGGCAAAAAAGACCCCAGGTAAGACGGTAAGCCCTGGAGGAACGCAGATTATTCAACCGCAGAGGAAGGGACAAAAGCAGATCGCTTTCACAAAAGGCGGACTTCACGAGAGTCTGGGCGTCCCGCAAGGACAACCGATACCAGCAGGCAAGAAAGCCGCAGCATTAGCTGGCAAATACGGTCCCAAGGCAAAGAAGCAGGCAACACTTGCCTTCAAGGGTGCCTTAGCTGCTGGCAGGGCAACAGCCCGCAAAGGCAAAAAAGCGCGTTAATTACCGATGGCGACAATCACCATAGGCCATATAATCGAGAACCTTATCCAGGTCACGCTCAATGACGTAGATACGGACCATTGGAGCCAGGAGACATTACTTGACTGGTCAAACCAGGGCCAAAGGGAAATCGTCTCGCTTGCACCGCAGGCCTACAGTGTTATCGTTTCTATTTTGCTCACTTCAGGCGCCAAACAAACTATTCCTACCGGTGGCATAGCCTTTATCAGGGCTATCCGCAACATGGGTACAGATGGAACCACTCCAGGGAATTCTATCACTATGACCGTCATGGAATCTCTGGCGGCTTTTCTCCCATCCTGGAGCAGCGAGACAGCAACGGCTGTAGTCTATAACGCTATGCCTGACCCCCAGAATCCGGAAATCTATTACATTTACCCTCCTTCCGATGGGACGAACTATGCCGAGATTGAGCATTCCAAGGTTCCCACCACGATCCCCTATGACGCGGAGGGAGCTTGGAAAGCCAGCAAACCGAGCATAAGAGATAACTGCCTCGATGCCTTGGTGGACTATATCCTTTACCGTGCCTTCACCGAGAATATCGGCGGTCTTGGGATGGAGCAAAAAGCTATGAACCATAGAAATGCATTCCTTCAGTCCTTGGGAGTACAAACGCAGCAGCAATAGGAAGCATTAGTTAAGGGAGGAAAAGAGGTAAAATATGGCAACAAAAGCTTTGACTGAATGGTTTTCAGAAATCGCACCAGATATCAGGGGAGTTCCGATGCCAGCCGCTGAAAGCGCAGCGAGAAATGCCTGCATTGCTTTCTGCGAGCAGACTTTACTCTGGGAAGAAGAACTCAGTCGGATCAGTATTGTCAAGGACCAAGAAAGTTATGCGCTTACTGCCCCTTCAGATTCTGAGATCATATCCGTGGAGCGGGTCTTATTTAAAGCGGATGCGGCAGCGGACACAACTTTCGTATATTTGTATCCATTCTCACAGGCGCAAAAAGACCTCTATGCAGGCAATACTCAGTGGCAATTCCAGAGTGCAACGGCACCAAGTGGTTATTACCTGGACACTGACAAGAATTTGCATCTTCATCCAATTCCGTCTGTGGCGAGCAGCGAAGGCCTACTCGTAAAAGTAAACCTAAGACCTGAGCATGGTTGCACAACTGTTCCGGAATTCCTTTATACCGATTACTACAAGGCAATAGGCGCAGGTGCAAAGGCAGACCTTTTAGCAAGGGTAGGACAACCTTGGGCTAATCCAGAAACAGCGGTCATCTATGCGAAGCTTTTCAGTGATGTCATAATAGCAGCCAAGGCAAGGAAGACCACTGGCGACATATTGGATTCCGTACAGGCCCAGACAAAGCCGATCGTAGCTTAGGGGAAAGGGAGAATAGCATATGGCAACCAAGGCACTCTCCGAATGGATGCCAGACGTAGTTTCGGACGTACCAGGTGTAACTCTTCCTGCACTAGAGCACAGTGTCCGGAATGCTTGCATTAAGTTCTGCGAAGATACGCTTCTTTGGACGTACGAACTGACTCGCATCAGCATTGTTGCCAGCCAGCAAAGCTACACGTTAACAGCGCCTTCAGATAGCGTAATCATTTCTGCTGATGACGTAAAGTACAAGCAAGATGGTTTAAGTGACGACCAGTTCGTGACGCTAGATCCCATTTCTGAAAACCAAGAGGACTTAATAAACTTTGGTTCCTGGAAGTTCAAAACCGCGCCGACACCAACTTATTATTACCTCGACAAGGATAAGAAGTTATACCTCATCGATACACCTTCAGTCAAAAGCGATGCCGGCCTCTTAGTGCGGGTCAATCTTAAGCCAGACAGGGCTTGCAGTTCCGTGCAACAATTCCTTTATGACGACCATTTTGAAACTATTGGCTACGGGGCTCGGGCCGACTTACTTTCGCGCCGAGCACAGCCCTGGTATGACCCGAACCTTGCGCTTACCTTCAATGGATTATTCCGTAATGCGATAGACGATGCGAAACTCCTGAAACAAACGGGGTATACCAAAAGACCGATGATGGTCAGAATGAGGAGATTTGTATGATCAAGTTGCCTGAGAAAGTAAAGATCGGTGGCCATTGGTACAAGGTGATTTTTCCGTATCACTTCAAGGAACTCAACAAGGCGGACGGCCAGCGCGATGGGTATGCAATGGAAATCCGCATCAATGACAGGGACGGTTCTGGGTGTCAACGAGTTGACTCTGCCATAGCAGTTACTTTCATACACGAAGTCTTTCACGCTCTCGATGAATTGACTGGAAGAAACTATTTTAAGGACGATGATGGAGAAAAGTACTTAGATTGCTTAGCCGAAATGGTCTATGGCTTTTTGGTCGATAATGGGCATCTGAAGTCGGAGGACGAATGAAACTCCACATCCGATACTGGCCCGATAATGGACATCTGCCGGTGAGAGAAGAAAATATCGCGTTTGAGCGCAAGATACGGGATTTTTTTAAAAAGGAAGGTTTTGCCTTCTATACTTCGGGTTGGGATATCATCGACAAAAGAAGAGACATCTGCTTCGAGAAGAAGGAGTTAACGGATGGCTGATGTTGAACATAAGACGCTTACTTATGCTGAGCAGCATGTGATTCATTTCAATGAATACGCAAATGCTGCGGCCAGGACGGGCGCAAGCGGACTGACGGCCTCCGACGTGAAAAAGGTGGCCCTGCAAACGGATAACAATTCTTTTTGGGTTTTAACAGACCATGATCCTGTGACTTGGGTTCAGATTTCCTATGATCCGGACATCACGGCCACTGCTGCGGAGCTCAATAAGGCTGCCGATGTAAGCCAGGGGATTGAGCTTGAACTGTGGCCCACTCCCAGCGACCACGGTTATAGCGGTGCTGTAGCCACCATGACCGTCGGGGAAAATGTCTCTTTCGGTCATGCCCTTTACATGAAATCAGATGGCAAGTGGTGGAAAGCGGACGCAGATGCATCCTCAACGATGCCAGTGGCGGCTATGGCAGCCGAGACTATCAACGCTGACAATAGCGGACTTGTACTCCTTTTTGGGTTTGCAAGAGACGATAGCTGGGCCTGGACAGTCGGCGGTGTCATCTATGCTTCGACCACTGCCGGAAGTCTAACGCAGACTGCTCCTTCAGGAAGCGGTGACCAAGTGCAGGCCGTTGGCGTTGCAACCCACGCCGACAGGATGTTGTTTAATCCGGCTTTAGTGACTGCGGAGGTATAAGACATGGCAGTTATTGCAAAGCTTTTTGGAATTAACGTAGCTTTTGAATCGGGCGTAATCGCTCTTTTTGGAAATGCAACAGCACCCACGGGCTGGACCAAAAAGACGGATTGGCAGGACAGTGCAATGCTCTGCTATACAACGGGAACCCCAGCCTCGGGAGGATCTGCCAATCCGCAAAGTCCACACGACCACGTTATCCCCCCGCACGACCACGCGATACCGCTTGGCATAGGATCGGTAGGGGATGCGTATCTCTTTATTGACAGTACAGGTTATTCTGGGACCAGTGGATTCGATATTCGGATGGCATATACCGAGACCGGGACTTATTCCAGCAAGAATCTTATGACGACTTCCGAAGTCGCTGAAGAAAGCGTTGATCCCAATACGGCACCTTACTATCAAGAGGTTATTGCTGCCACGAAGGATTGAGCATGAAAAAACCGTGTATACGAAGTCTTGAAGCCTTTCGCAAATCGGGATGTCCGGAAAGGTCCTGGAACGGCGAAGAAGGTTGCCCATGCTGGATTGAGATGGCAGTATCGAAGAGAGCGGATCCACTAACCAAGGAGATCAGGAAGCAATGTCTTGACCTATGGCTTTTTGACTTTCAATGGGCCATGCTTGGCCTTTTAGAAGGCAACCAGCGTGCAACTGAATCGTTCAGAAATGGGATGCTGGAAGTCGATGAGGACGGCAAAGCACGACCAAGACCAGATGTATCGGTCAGCGAACTTGTGCACATGCTAAGAACCATGGCTTTGCAAAACGCCAATAGAGCATACATCCTCGAGAAGGGTTAAATCAAGGTGCCTGTAATCCGAATATCCAATTTTGAGGGGACGATACCAAAGACTTCCCCCAAATTGCTAGCTGAAAATCAGGCCCAGATTGCTGAGAACTGCGAACTCGAGCGCGGCATGATTCAGCCGCTCAGAGATTTGGAGTTCGAGTTCAACGTAGGGGGCCAGGACGTCATTGATTCAGGCTCGGATAAAGTAACTGCCAGTGGAGACCAGGTTATTATAGCGGGTGCCAAGACAATCTATAAGCTTGTGGATAAATGGCTCAACTGGAAGGGCGAAGATGTGGATGTAGTGAAATCCTTCATCCCGGATGTCACGCCTCGCATTTATTTCACGGGCGATGGCGTGCCCAAGCAGACTAACTATGATATGGCAACAGAAGGACCTTCTTACACCTGGCCCACTACAAGTTACAGATTGGGTGTGCCTGCGCCCATTGTGCCTTTGAAAGTCGTGCGGGAAGGCGAAGGAAATGGCATTGTCCAGGAGTCAATTTCTTATGTCTGGACTTACGTGACGGGATGGGGGGAGGAATCCGCACCATCACCGCCCTCTGATGTTGTTGATTTGCAGGAGGATGAATACATTCATCTAAGCGGGTTTGCAAATCCGCCAGCCGATATGGTGAACGCAACGCATATTAGAGTCTACCGGCTAAACACAGGCACCAGCCTTGCGGAGTACCAGCTTGTGCCTTACCCTCCCGATAACATCCCTGAATATGAGGCAAATACTGCTTACTCCCTGGACGACCGAGTGACTTATGGGAGCAAAACATACAAATGTATTCAGGCATTCACTCCTCCGCCCGAACATGCCCCAAACGAGGGCGATTATTGGGAAGAAGACCTCGATGACTGCCTGATCGAGGATGCCATAGCTAACGGGTTCGATGACAAACGGGAAGATGATGAGCTCCTCGAGGCAATAGCGACCGAGGATTGGGAACCTCCTCCTGAGGAACTCGCCGGATTGCACCTCTTTGTCAATAACATCCTTGCGGGTTTCAAGGGCAGCGAGGTCTATCTTTCTGTGCCTGGCTATCCTTACGCATGGCCGGACGGTTACGCTCTCCAGGCTAGGCACGATATTGTCGGCGTGGGTCACTTTGGGGAAACACTCGTCGCCGTAACGGATGGCGTACCTTACTATGCTACGGGCACGGACCCCTCAAGCATGACTCTTATGGATTTGCCTTATGAGCGCCCCTGCGTTGGAGGAGCTAAAAGCGTAGTCTCGACCGAGGGCGGAGTTATTTATCCGTCTGACGATGGACTCTTTATGGTCAGCCGCGAGGGAGGAACGCTGCTTACGAGGGAACTTTTCACGAAGGAACAATGGCAAGCCAAGAGTCTCGCCAATCTGATGAGCGCTTTCTACGATGATAAATACTTTGCCTTCTTTAGCGGGGCCTCCACGGGTTTTATCCTCAACATGCAGAAAATGAGGATTATCGACTTTTCCATCAGCGGGAAAACGTTTTATGACGTAATCACGGTAGGGGATTACCTTTATGTGCTAATAGAGGACCCCGATACTGGTTCCTATGATGTTTATACGTGGGAAGAAGCCGCAACAGAGCTGACCTATACTTGGAAATCGAAGGTATTTCATCTCTTTTCGCCCTTCAATTTCAATGCGGGCAGGATTGTGGCAGATGATGAGGTGGATTTCAGGCTTTATGTGGATGGCGTTCTGAAATGGAGCAAGAACATACAATCCGATGAGATATTCAGGATGCCGGGAGGTTACACAGGGAAGGATATAGAACTAGAGGTAGTTGGCACTTCGGACATTGATCTGATGGCAATAGCCACTTCCATAGATGAGCTTATACAGGCGGCGGAGGAATAGGATGGCGAGTAGGGAAACAGCGCTTCCTTCCATACCTGATATATCGACAGTCAAGAATGTCGATCCCACGCTCTTGTCCTTCCTCAATGCGATAAAGGAGAGAGTCGAGATCAGAGAGGGCCGAGCCCAAGATTTAGATAGAGCCGTGACGAGGCGGGACTTGAGCAGGATAGGAATTAACCTTGGTTCACTGAAAGATGATTACCCTTCCTATGACTTCGCTGGTCTACTTTTTCCAGTGCATTCTCGAAAGCATTATTTCTTCCCTGAGAAATATGGAGGGGTTCAGGGAGCCATTGATGAGGCTAGGAACTGTGGAGGTGGTGTCGTATGGCTCGACTCAAATCATTACGACCACGATGGCCTATTCCTTTACGATGGCGTGCGTTTGATGGGGAATGCTGATAGTTTTAACGGCACTGGTGGTATGGGTACTGGAACTGTCCTGCATAATAATGGCTCAGGTCCAGCAATTACGATTGAAGGTGCAACCGGATACGGGTTTGAGATTGCCTATATGCATCTACTTGGAGATGGGAGCACGGACGATGGGATATATCTAAAAACAAGCGGTGGCTCTGTACCTAGGTCAAGTCAAATTCATGACCTAAGCATCTTCGGAGTAGGGCGGGACGCCCTAAGACTAGATGGATTTTCATATCTTGTACTTAAGAGGCTGAATTTACTCGGCAACAATTGCACAAGCCAAAACGGGATTACAATTATTTCAGACGAGGAACTTGTACTGCGAGAATTCTTATTTTGCGAGGAGGTCGTGGCAAACGATTTCAATAGCAATGGACTTAACGTGGTCGGTCAGCTTATCGTGGGCGACTTCAGAAAATGCAACTTCGGTGCAAATAACAAAGGAGTTTATATTAACCCTGGCAGTGGGGCTGCGTTTTTCTTGATGTTCGACCACTTGCACGCAAGTGTATGCAGAGAGTACGGCATTGAGATCTACGCCGAAAACCAGCATCTTGGACGATACGGACTCAGAAATTTCTATTGCCAAATGAAGGGCTTCGATTCCGGAGAGAAAGCCATATATATGCACAGAGCAGGCAACTACACGATTAGCAATTTTGCATTTGATTTTATTGAACTTAACAAAGCCGGGGCTGTGGCACCAAAGTATGCCATAGACATAGGCAATGGGTGTATTTACGGAGGACTAGAAAATGTTCGGAATGCCACGGGAGGCGGCGTTAATATGCCGGAAACTGTAGCTATAAAGTACCTCAAGGACGTTGCTGGAGGTTATATTGAATTTCCAGATGGTGAAACAACTCCCGACATTAGCGAGGGCAGCTTATTTATAACACACAATACGAAGCGTACCGTCATTACGGATTTCAAGGGAGGCTATATAGGTAAGCCCATTAGGATACTTATTCTCGATATGAACACGATATTTGACTTTACCACTAGCAACCTTAAAGGAAACCAAGGGGCTGATTGGTCTCCCCTCATCTATGATTGGTTGGATGCAGTGAGAATAGATAATACCTGGCTTTGTGCGTGCCATGATTGCACAGCTTAAGATGAAAAACGACGACTACCAACTTTTTCTTTACCGAACCGATAAGGACGGTATGCGGAATCTGCCAGACCTCTATTTTGGGGGCCTTTACCGCAGGATGAAAGAGGAAGGTTCTGTGCACAAGGTTTTCTATGACGGTTCTGTGCAGTGCCTGGCGGACTTCGTCAAGTTCTGCAAGAGCCACGTGAACTCATTTTACGTCCTGTTTCACGGGGAAGTAAAGGACGGCAATGAGGCAGGAATAATATGGCTCAATGGGTTTTCCTTCAACCAAAGGAGGGCTTATATCCACTTTTGCCTTTTCAAAAAGCTATGGGGAAATGGCAGTATCGAAGCGATAAGATGGAGCTTGGCTGAACTTCTTGGTCTTGAATACGAGCAGGAACCAATCTTTGACCTGCTTATCGGCTTTATGCCTGTCAATAATCGGCTCGCCATTAAGTTCAGTGAAAAGGTGGGGATGATTACCCTGGGCATTCTGCCCAATGCGATTTACGACTACTACGAACAAAAGCGGGTGGATGCTGTTCTGACATACGCAACCCGCATTAAGGAGAACTGAGATGGGGGGAGGAAAAGGCGGAGAAACAACCGTCACTGAAACTACGCAGGTCTCTCAAGTAGATCCCGAAGCTGCAAGACGCATGGCCGCGGTTGCCGAGCGGTCGCAGCAACTAGCTGAACAGCAATGGGGCACTTATCAAAATATCTTTGCCCCCTATGAGCAGGAGCTTGTCAGCACAAACCGAGCGGTATTGCCTTACTATCAGCAGATGATGGAAGCGGAATATGGGGCGCAGGCGAGACTTGCAGCTCCAAGAGAGGAAGCAACGCGCCTTGGCCTTGAAGAACAAATACGAGACATCGAGATGGGCAGACCCGTGAAAGAGGCCCTTGTTCAGCAACAATTAGCAGAACTTGAGCAGGCTGCACCAGTTAGCGCAGAGTTTTACCGTCAGGCCCTTGAGGGAGTGGATGTCGGTCAACGCATGGCAGAAGCCCAGGCTGACATTGAACAGGGGTATGCTGGCACAAGAGGCATTATGAGCAGAGAACTTGCTAGAGCCGGGGTTATGCCTGGTTCGGCCAGGCAGGCAGAAGCCCTGGAAGATTTGCTTTACCAGCGGGCAAAAAGTATCGGAGGGGCGAGGACCCTGGCAAGACGCGGGGCAGAGACAGAAAGCTTTGGTCGTTTGCAAACCGCCATGGGTGTTCGAGGAAGAGCAACAGGATTGCCCGGTGTGGAAAGCACAGCGGCGGGGGCTACCAGTGCAACTCCTTACCAGACCGCTGCAACACAACTCGGAGGATATACGCTCCAGAACGCTGCTGATAGGGCTGCACAACTCTATGGGCAAGCCATTCAAGCCAACGTCCCCGGCATGGCGAAATATAACACTGGGACCACGCAGACAACCAGTGGCGGTAATGATTTCTGGGGATTTGCTGGGACGGCGCTTGGGTACGGAGCAGGAGCTTACACTGGTGGTCTGGGCTACGGATTAGCCCAGAAAACGCTCTATTAAGGAGAAAATAAAATGCCTTTCTGGGAAGGAATGACACGGGGATTTCAGCAGGGCGTGCCCCTTGGCATAAGGGCAATAGAAAGCGCAGGGGATGTCGAGCGCTGGGAAAGGCAGTTCGGGTTACGTGAGAAAGAGGCAAAGGCCCAGGAAGAAGAACGCGAGATGCTAAGAAATCAAAAGCAAAGCCTTGAGGACTTGGCTGCTGCTTTTGAACTACACAAGCAAGGCCAGGACGAGCCAGCCTTAGCCCGACTGCAAAATATCTATAAGCGCATCCCGGACGGCGTAGAAATCAAAGCAATCCATCAGCCCAAAAAAGCGGCGCAGGCCGGATTTGCTTACGGTTACCCAGGTAGTGCATGGGCAAACGAGGAACTTGTAGTGCAGGTCAATACGCCTGAGGGCAAGGATAAGTTCATCCCACATCGCAATACCAAGGAGGCAGTAGATGAATACCTGATGCAGGCCCTCGCATTTCTACAGCCTCAGACCTACATCAAGACTATGATGAATCTCCAGGAGGGAATCCGGACATTCAATGAACAACAGGCAATAAATCCTGAAGTGCTGAAGGATAAACAAGGCAACATTACAGGCTACAGGCTTTTCCAGAAGGATAAGAATGGCAAGATACAGAGGCAAACACTCAGCCTTGAGCAATACAATGCAATGTTCGGTGGCGTTGGTGCCGGTCGTGGCATGTCGGAAAAGGAAAGAACTGAATACACCAGGGCACAGCAAGAAGCAGCGGATAGGAATGCCACGGAAAAACCGTATTTAGGACAGGATGGAAAATACTGGATAGCCAGACACAGGGTCAATGAAGAGGGGACTGTAGTAAAGGAAATAGTTCCTTACGGAAGCCCAGCTCCCCCGATGTCCCCTGAGATGACAAAACTCTATGGTTTAGGAATAACCAAGCCCACAACAGAGCAGCGCGAGATAGTGGCTGGCCTAAGGGCACGTCCAGGTGCTCGCAAACCAACGGCAGTAAGTGCGGCTAGCTGGGTTAAACTTGCCGACGGCAGAGTGGGCTGGATAGATACCGAGAATCAATTCCACCATGTCGAGGGACTCACCGACGTGCCAAAAGGTGAATTAACTGAACGCAATATAGCGGCCATCAGGGGCGCTGCCGTTAAGGAATATAATAGGGTATTTGGCGAACGCGAAGCGGCCAATCGCAGACAAATGTACATAATCCAGCGCGATGAGCGAGAGGGGACCCTACGCGGCGCAGAACTGGAGACAGCAAAAAGGGCCTTGAATGCCGATATGTCAGAGATCCCAAATATGCAAGACTACATTGAGGAATACGTAAACCGCGTGCTTCCCCCACAACAGGAACCGATCAAGCCTTCGCAAGTCCCAGGAGGGGTTACACCACCTTCGGAAAAGTTTCAACCCCAGGCAGAACCCGGAGTTAGGGTCTTTCACAATAAGGAAACCGACAAATGGATTCAGCTTTACCCCGATGGCAGACAAGTGGAAATTACTCCGCCCAGTGGCGCTGTCTATAAAATGAAGATGCCCAGGGAAAAAGGTCCTGGCTACTTTGGCGAACTTAAAAGGGCTCAAGGCGGGGTATCAACTGAAATATCTGTTGGTGTGGATTTTGGGCAAGGCGAGACCGAGATACCCTTACTTGTGCCCACGTTGACAAAGGACGAGATAAATTACTTGCTCACCAAATCGCCTTCGGATAGCGACCTGTTGACAACGCCTACGGGCCAGGCCGTCTATAGGAAAGCAGTTGACCATGCGAAGGGAAGGATTACAGAAGGTAAGAGTCCATTTGCCCAACCCGGAGAACAGAAGGCCCAAGGTATAGTAGAACCTACAACTCGCAGAAGGAAGAAAAAGAAGAAAAAGAGATGAACGGACTTGGATTAACACCACGAGATAGACGATTCATCCCCGCCCCGGAGAGTCTAGGGCCTGAATGGGAGGAATTTACCCCGGAGGAGGCCCAAAGGGAAATCCTCGGGCTTGAGCCGAGTGTAGCCGAAAAGCCAGCCCAACAGCCTCTGAGGCGAACAGCGCCAGCTACGCCTTCTGTGCAGCAAATGGGACTTATTGCTCAGCAACCACAGCCCGCAATTCAACCAGCAAAACCTCCAGAGCTTGGGCCGGAATGGGAGGAAACCCCGCCCGAAGAATACGAAAAAATCTGGCCTGAAGAGGCAAGGCTTATGGGTATGCGTGCTGCGGCACAGGAAAAAGAATATGCCGTAGGCAAAGGATTTAAGACACTAGGCAGAGCCTTATTACGTGTGCCAGAGGAAATGGCCGCTTCTGTCATGTCCGCTATTCGAGCAGGTGATATCGACCTAGAGAAAGGTTGGTCCGATGAATTTATTGAAAGCACCAAAAGGCGTTCGGAGGCGTTCGTAAAAGAACACGGAACTAAAAACTTGGTTGCTCCCGGCATCACAGTTGAAGACGTTGCTCGACTCCCCCAACAACTTGGCTACACCGTAACAAGTATGCTTGCGGGTTTAGGTGTTGGCATCCCTACCGCTGCAGTCCCTGTGCCAGGTGCGAGAGCTTTAGCCTGGACGGCGGGGACTGCCGCATCTGGAGTAGCCGCATACCGTATGGCTAAAGACCAGTTCGTATCGGACCTCTATGATTTGGTTAGCCAGGAATGTCTCAAAAATCAAAAAAGGGAAATCACTGAGAATGAATGGGATTCCATACGAGAAAAATACGAGGCCAAGGCCAGAGATTATGGCTTATGGGAGGCAATACCAGAGGCGATAGGCCAGGCTGCAGGTTTAAAGATTATCAGGCTACCCGTAGGGAAACTGCCGATTCTTAAATTCCTCAAGATTCCCGCAATAAGAAACCGGTTCGCACGCACCTTGGCAACCGTTGGTTCTAAGTACGGGGCAATGCAAGTGGGCGAGCAGGCTCAGGAAACCGTCACTCAATATGGGCAGGCTGCAATCGAGGCAGAAGCCGGATTGCGTAAACCCGTTCCTGAAACGAGACTTGGACGCTTGGCACAAGCTGCCAAGGAACAGTATCCCCAAACAACGCTGCTTACAACCGTTACAGGAGGGCTAGGCGCAATCGGAAGCCGAGCCTATGACATAGGGGCAAGAGCCAAGGAAGAAGCAATCCCAACAGCGCCCGAGGTGGAAGAAGAAGCCCCCATTGACCTGCTCGAAGCACTCACCCCTGAGCAGTCAGGACTTATCAGCAAGGTTGAAAAAGATGTCAAGGCAGGCGCACTAACCCGTCCGATGCTTGAACGATTAAGGGCGGAACATTTCCCTGGGGATAATGCCGTAGGCAAAGAGATTGACAGGTTAGCGGCAACTCTGCCAGAGGAGGTCATAGAACTCACCGAGGTTGTAGGCCCCCTTACCAAGCCAGCCCAGGAATCTGCACGTGTCCTTGAGGAGCAGCTTGGCCAAGCAGAGGAACTGCGAAGGTCCGAGGAAGGCCGCAGATTGTTGCGTCAGCAGCTCGCAGAAGAGGAAGCACGCGGAGCGGAAGCTGAGGAAATGGCACGATATCAGCCTTTGCCCGAGGAATGGGAAGAAGTAGAGGCAGGCCCTACAGGGATTAGGCCAAAAGCTGAGGCTGAGGAAATTGCAAAGGTCCCCGAAGTCGTTGCTGAAGAGAAGGTACCGCCTCCGTCAGAACTAGCAAGGGTCAAGGTTGAAAAACCTGAACCCAAAGCAGAAAAGCAGCCATGGGAGATGACGAGAGAGGAATGGTTTAAAGCGAAGCCTACTCAAATTGCCGTTGAAACACGAAAATTCGCGGGTAAAGTTGTATATGTTACGCCTTTAGATAAAACAAAAACATTTAAAACACCAGAAGCAGTCTTAGAATTTGAGCATCAAAGATTTGTCCAACAAGCCCTCTCCGAAGGCAAACCAGTTCCCGCTAAGATCTTGGAGGAATATCCTGAGCTCAAGCCCACAGCGGAAAAAGAACCGTGGGAGATGAATATTCAAGAATTGCAGAACGAATCTGCTGCATTTGATAAGAAAATTGCAGCAGAAACAGAGCGATTAAATAGACTCCATCCCGAGCGCCAAAGATTTGGAGAAGCTGGTATTGAGCATCTATCTCCCGAAGATGCCCGAAGAATGGTGGCAGTTAATGATGAGTTGAACAGAAGAACTTCGATATCGGTGAAAGAAGCCAGAGAACGAGTGGCAATAAAAAGGGCCGCAAGAAAAGCGGCTGCAAAGCCATATGTTGACCTCACCCCCGGCACTACCGAATGGAAACGAATGTGGCGGGAAAATCCTGAGTTGCAAAGGGAAATGATTGCCTATGCCAAAGAAAGGGCCAAAATACCCCCTAGAATCGAAGAAAAGGCAAAAGCAATACCTGAGGTAAGGGTCAAGGAAGAAAAGCCAGCGAAGGCTGAAGTATCCCCTAGAGAAGCTAAAGAAATCTCTGTAAGGCCAACAAAAGGCGGCTGGTATAAATATACCAATGCGAAAACGGGGGAAGTTACCACTGGCAAAATAGACAGAGTTGCAAGGGTCCGAAGCGGGGCAGTCCTTGCTTTCTTTGAGGGAGGAAAGAAAGGCTTTCCCGTGACAAAATACGGAAAATGGGAACACGCTAAGCCTGAGATGGAGGGTCCCGGTGTGACAATCGAAGAGGCGAGGGCAAAGGCGGCTGAGGCGGAGATGGCGATGCGTGAGACACGCAGAAAAAAGGCCGCACAACAGGAATACCTAGTTCCCTGGATTGCCGCAGCGGGAGGAGTTAATCCCACAATCCTGTCAGGCGAAATAAGGGACATTATCTACACCACGGATGCCAGAGGCAAAAAGAAACTTGTGAGGGGCATTCCCCCAGGATTCCTAAGGAAAAACGGCAAATCCCTTGATGTGGTGGTGAGAGATGCAAGAGAGCAGGGATTCGATGTAAGAGACGAAGACCATCTCCTTGAACTTATAGAAAGAGACTTGAAATCTGCTCAGGAAAATGATATAAAGGGGAGAATAACAAGAATTCCTGCTGAACCCACAACGGAAAAGGAATTCATTGAAGGAGCTATCGAACATGCCCGACAAGAACTCAGAAACCAAGGCTATACCGACAAGCAGATTGCAAGAGCTGAGAAAGGCCTTGATGCTGAAATTTCTGCACAGACGTATCCAGACGAGGAAACAACCTACCAAGAGCTGAGAGACTATTTCGAGGAAATCTCAAAGCCCCCCGCAAAAAAAGAACCTGCCAGAAAAGCACTTCACCAGTCAAAACTTATAAGGTCAAGATCAGGCGTAGCTCAAATTATCGATGAAACTGAGGACCGCTATTTAACCAGGAGCCTCAGCAGGCAAAAACACGAATCCTACGTCCTAAAATCCGAGCCACACGAAATAGTAGATAAGTCAGAATTATCTGACTCCGAATGGCTAGATTGGCAGGCCTCCTATCTGGAGGAGAAATCGCAAAAGGCCGCACCTAAAACTGCTGAGCAAGTTGCTACGTTGATGGAAGCCGAAAAAATAAGAGATAGAGAGCCAAAGACGGTGCGCTGGCAACTTAAGGAAGTAAGGGGGAAACCTGCAAGGAAACCTTCCTCCACCCTCGTCAAGATCCTATCTGACCAACTTCAGGATGAAACCGGGGCCATTTCTTTTGCAAAAGCCAAAGAAGGCACGATATACGATAATCTCGTGACCGTTGGTAAAGACTTCATCAGGGAGGGGCATAGAAAATACTCTGATTTCGCCCGCAGGATGAAAAGCGCGTTTGCTAATGCCTGGGAAAAAATCAGGGGCCTGATGATGCGGGTATGGAGGGATGCCACGAAGCTGTTGAAAGAAGAAACAGGGGCAATTACGGTAAAACCTCCCGAAACGCCCGAGGAAATGAGCGCATGGGCCGCCCAGTATGTGAAAACAGCCCTAAAGGAAATAGCCGACAAGGAAGAAGTGGCAAAGGCAGGAAAGGAATATGACCGTAAATACTATAGAGACATCCCAAAGGCAGAAGACAGGCCCAAGGAGCCCTCGAATTTTGAGACCGCGAAAGACGATTGGTTCGGTAATAAGGATTGGGCCGTTCAAGTTAATAGTATTCAATGCTCCAAGATACAGGATGCTATAAAGGATGCCTTAGGTAAAAAGCGGTATGATGCCGAGGCAAGGGATATTGACCAAGCCATTCACATCTACCTCGATTTGAAAAGAAATCCTGAGCACCTTGAAGAATATTATTGGGATCTGACTGATGAGCAAAAGCGGATCGTAGATCTGACGCGCAGAGTTGCACAGGAACCTGGGCTGAGGGCCATAGCCAAGTACATCTCAGAGGAATATGAAAAAACGGGAGTACGCGCCCTGGGGAACAACGTCATTTTTAATACCATAGACAACTATGTTGCAAGGGCATGGAAGATACCGAAAAAACTCTCGACTGACGTCCTTCAGAAATTCAAGACGAGCAGCCGACATGCAAAGCATCGCGTCTTTGAGACCATACTTGAAGGTCAGGCGCATGGCTATGAACTGCTTGTCACTGGGGCGTCAAATAACCTGGAACTTCTGAAAAATGAAATTGCGCGGACTGTTGAAGATAGAGCTCTGGTCAAGGAATTGCGAACGCTCGAATGGAGAGATACTGGGGAACCTGTCATCTCAGACAAACAGCTTGAAGGATATACCGGGATAGAACATCCGAATTTCACCTATTGGGCGCCAGTGGGTTACATCAAAGGCGGAAAGGCCCGTACATACGGCAGGGACTTCCGAGTTATGACTTTTTGGGGAGCCATAAAGGAAGGAAATACGAGGGCAACGAAGCTGTTTGAAAGCGAAGAGGAGGCAAACCTTTTCATACAGGGTCAGGATAAGCCGGGGCAATTCCGAATAGAAGAGAGAAGAACGATTTGGAAACGGCAGAAGCTTTATGCTCCTGACGAGGTCGCCAAGCAGTTGAATAAGATTCTCGGAGTCTCGAAGCTGAAAGGCAGATGGGAAATCGGGGGTATCTCGCTAATCGATGCCCTGACTAAATACAATGCCGTGTTTAAATCTACGATTCTCCTTACATCATTTTTCCACCACCAAGCCTTCATGCGCTCCTATCTGTTCGGGACTAGGCACAAGACCGTTTATGAATGGAATCCGTTCAGGATGTACAAGGAAGGCCTCAAAGCCATCAAAGAGATGAGACCTGAGATCGAATTACTTGTCAGAAATGGGCTCACACTGGGCAGGATGCAAGACTGGGAAGAGTCCATCCTTGAGGAGGAAGATACCATTTTCGGGCGCGTATTGAGCAAGAGTAAGTATGGGAAGGAATTTGTGGACTGGGCCAACGAACTCAGACGGCGACAGGCAGATTTCCTTTTCCGAAATTTCGGAGCAGGCTTGAAAGCGCAGGCTGCGCTTATCGAGTATAGGAATGCACTGAAAGAGCATCCTGAGATGCAGCCCGAGGAACGGGCAAAAATGGTAGCTGAGCTGGTAAACGATGACTTTGGTGGTCTGCATCTCGGAAGGATGAAGCGCGATCCAACCATGCAACACCTTTATAGGCTGTTTGCATTGGCACCCGACTGGACCGAAAGTAATGTCAATACGATGTGGAAGTCCTTCAAATCGGGCGATAAAGCAAAGACTGGGCTTTACCGTAGATTCTGGGCGTCAGTTATAACGAAAGGGCTTACGGCTACGCTTCTTACGAACTTCCTGCTTTCGTTGTTGGATAAAGATGATGATTTCACCAGTCGATTCAAAAAGGCCTGGAAAGCTGGGTACTTCAGGTGGCTGTATATAGACGTGACACCGATTTACAAGCTGCTTGGTGGTAAGACAGAAGCGCGCAAATATTTTAACCTTTTTGGACATTTTACTGATCCCCTGAAATTTATAATACATCCCTTTAGATCCATGAAAAACAAGGGATCTGTATTGTTCAGGACCATATTTGAGGCATTTACGGGGACTGATTGGAAGGGACAGAGATTCACGACGCTTGATGAGATACTGGGTTTTGATGATAAGGGACTTTATCTCACAACCACGAAAGAACACAAACTCGGCGAGCGGAAAGGCGGAAGACTGCGCTGGAAAACCGTTGCGCCTAGCGGACGCATAGGGTGGGCCATATCCCCGTCACAGGTTCCTTCCTACATAATCAATCAACTGAGAGGCGTTACGCCCGTTCAGGTCCAGAACTTCCTCGCCATGCTGCAAGGCGAGATAGATGGTTTTGACACAATAACCCGGAATCTGGGCCTTTATACGGCAACGACCTATCCGACTAAGAAGAAAATGACTGATGAGTTTGTCGAAGAATGGGTGAGGCTGAAAAAAGAAGGCGGTTCTTTTTTTGCGCTCAAAGATAGGATAGAGAGATATAACGACAGGCAAAGACAGCTAGGAGAAAAAGGAATTCCCATTTCCTGGTCAACCGTGGCCAAGAAAGGAGTAAATATAATCAAGAGTGAAGCAGCCTCAGAAAGTCTAAAACGAAGGGCAACAGGAGGATAAAATGTCAACACCAATAGTATGGGATGAGCATTATTTAGTCGAAGAACGGCTCATTGTAGCAGGAACAGGAGCCCTTTCCACCGTGCTTGATAATGCAGCGGCAGTGGACGTGGGTGGCGGCCTTGTGAAGGTGACCTGCACGGGGCACGGTTACAAAGTGAACAGCGAGGTTTACATCCGAGGAAGTACGAACTATGACGGGCTGCATAAGCTTCTCGCCGTTGACACGAATGATTTTACCTTTGGCTGGACTTATGCGGCTGAGACCTTTGCGGGGACCGAAACCGTAGGGCCAGTGGTTGCCCCTGGGGTTCCCTTCAAGTTCGGAGGGTTTAAACTCCATCTTAGTGCCGCCTCCGCAACAGCCGAGAATCTGACAGCCACGGTGGATTCAGGTGACGGGGCAGAATATGATGCACTGGTCTATAGCAAGGACATGAATACAATCCAAAATGTTATCTGGAGGATATCGGACGCAGAGGCAATTCCGTTCTATAACGATGATGACATGCTTGTCTTTGCGTGGACAAACACGAACGCCAGAACTTTCGGTCTCGAGGCATTCTGGAGGAGGGCGAGATAAGATGAAAAAGCTAACATTTCTAACTATGTTGGTGGCGAGTCTCTTTTTCCTGCAAGTCTCCGCGACGGCGCTTGAGATAGTAGGCGGGACACCGCAGAATTCAGGCACCTCAGGACCGCCAATCATTGTCGATAATGCCACCAATTTTGAGATAACAGCGACCCAGGCTAAGTCAGGGAATTACATTTTCACGAATACAGGAGCTACGGGTGCAATAACTGCGAGCCTGCCAGATGTTGCGACCAACATGAAAGTAAGTATTCTGCTTACAGCAGCCTATGATATCGACATAGACCCTAACGGCTCGGAGAGAATTCTAGTCTTGACTAATGCGAACGGCGACAAAATCAGCAGTGATGCCACCGTAGGCTCAGGGATAACACTTGTAGGAATCAATTCAACTCAATGGCTTTCAACTGGGCGCATCGGAGCATGGGCTGATGCAGATTAAAATCCTTGAAAATGTGAAGAAGTTTAGCCTAATTCTGAGCTTAATAATATCTCTATCTGTACTCCTTGGCATTCTCTCTCAATTCGATAACCGCTGGGCTAAGGCCAAAAATGTCCAGGAACTTTCCATTCGCCTTGAACAGAAAATAGCTCAGGATAGGGCGAATGCTCTGCAAGAGCGAATGTGGAAACTAGAGGACAAATGGGGGTTGGTTGAGGAAATGCCTCCAGAGATAAA